TACCGCCGGAAATACCTCAAGTTCAACTGGTACCCAGGTCAGAAATGCTTCTCAGCAATCTGGTCCCCAGGTGCCGAAGATTGGATCCTGAAATTCGTGGACGAGATCGAATTCGACGAAACCTTCGACGACGTTGAGGGTCGGGTTGAGCGGTACCAAAAGTACGCCGAAAAGCATGAGCAGAATGCTGAGTGGGCGCAGGAACGTTTTATCAATGCGACCACGGACAGGAAAGCTCGCCAGGCTCAAGGCACTGCTGAGTACAGCCTGGAAGCTGCCCGGCACTGGCAGGATCGAATTGCCGGCGCGATAGCCTGGGCTGCACACAAAGACAAGCCGGACGTGATCGGGCGCCGGATCAAGAAACTGGAAGCCAGCCGGCGCAAACATGTGAAGCAGGTTGAAAAGGCACGAGGCTGGGTGAAGCTCTGGGAGGGAATTCCTGGCACTGTTCGCAAGAAAGACACAGGTGAAACCCCCTCCCTCTTGGTAGCTGCCCGATACCTGGCCAACTACGATTACATCCCTATTGAGAAACGCTCCGCTTATGGCCTGCTGTGCGACGAAGAGATCGATCCGGAAGAGGTTCAGAAGATCGCAATCGAAAGACACGAAGAGGCGGTAACCTATCATCAACGCTGGCTGGACCACCTGGACAAACGGCTTGAGTATGAAAAGGCCTACCTGGCAGCGGTAGCCGGCGAAGATGCCGCAGAGCAGATCCTGGCTCCCAAGCCCAAGCGCAAAGCGGTTGCCCCAGATGACGGCCTGAAAGTAGGGGATCGGGTGACCTTTTGGTACGGGGCTCGCAGCCAGACCGGAAGGATTTTGAAACTCTATGCCAAGACGGCTCGGGTTGACTTCGAGGACTATCCGGAAGCGAACGAACGGAACCCCAAAGGTTACCAGGCTGGTCGCAGGTTTTTGAAGAAGGTGGAAGCATGAATCTCGAAGAGTTAGCAAGAAAGGCCGCTGCCCATAAACGGGCAGCGGTTCGATCCTTGAAACCGACCCAGGCAGCAGCCCGAGAACGGGCTACAGAATTATGGAATTCCGGGAGGGATCACAAGCGGCAGGCCAAGCAGGTCTTTGAAGAGCGCGAGATCGTGAACGGCCATCATCTGGACCTGTTCCCTACGCCGGCGGATCTGGCGGATCGAATGGTATCGATTGGTGATCGCCCGGGCGGGAAGTGGCTGGAGCCATCAGCCGGCACTGGACGGATCGCCCAGGCTATCTTGGACGCCGGCCATACCCCGGATTGTGTGGAGCTCAATTACAACGCCGTCAAGCTGCTCCAGGAGCGTGGCTTCAACGTGGTCCACAGTGGAGATTTCCTGGAGTTCCATGGCGCCTATGATGTGATTATCATGAATCCCCCGTTCAGCAATTTGCAGGACATAGACCATGTGAAACACGCCTATTCCCTGCTAAACCCAGGCGGTCGGATCGTGGCGATCATGAGCCCTGGTCCGTTTTTCAGGAAAGATAAAAAGTGCGTTCAATTCCGTAATTGGGTACATTCTAAATTGGACTATTCCGAAGATCTACCCGCCGGCACGTTCAAGGCCTCCGGCACCATGGTGGCAGCTAAACTGGTTATCCTGGACAAGTCTATAAACCCTTGACGGATAAGGGTTTATAGACTATACTATATATGTACGAAGAACCTTACAAACCCCGGTAAGATCCCCTCGATCCCCGCAGCCGATCAACGAAGCCTACTGCATCCCCCGCGAGGACAGGCACGGACGCTGGGAGACCATCCAAAATCTAGGAGGCACAAAATGTTAGTTTATCGCTCTGGACGAATTCGAAAGATCAAGGCCGGCTTGACTGAGGCGGATCTCCGGGCAAGCGGTTACTTTGACCGCCATCCGGATACCATTGTTGTCAAGGGAAGAAAGCCCAGCCTGAGAACGTTGGAACGCTGGGTATCCGAAGGCTCTTGTGAGGCAATCGACGGTTGCCCCCAGATCGAGCCTGATGGGCACTGCGAGCACGGACTCCCGTCCTGGCTGCTGGCTCTGGGTTACATCTAATCATGCCATCATGGTCGGTAGCGCCGCCAAAGCGAAGAGCTTTTATTGAGGCGCGATGGAAGGGTGCAGGCGATAAGCCGCCCGGTAACGCTGGTTCGACCCCAGCCCGATCATTTAGGATCAACTCAAATTTCTAGGAGGCACAAATGAACACATCCTACATAACCAGCGAGGCTATCACAAAGTTGTATGAGAAGTACCCCGCTGCTTACACTTTTCTCTGTAGGGAGAACTTGAAGGAAGAGCGTCGGCAATTGACCAGGGAGTTGACCTGGCAACGCGATCCCCGCAGGGTGACCTGGATCCAGGAACGCCTGGTCACTTTGTTGGATTGGCAACTCGCTCGGCTGGTTATCCATCTGAACAAAGGCACGTCTGACCGCCTGCCAGATGATGACCGCGCCGAACTAAAGAAGCACCTCGAATCTGGGAGGATCTGCTGGGGGACTTCCGGATCCTGGGTTGTAATCAAAAGGAGAACCAATGCCTAACATTTACACCTTTGTTGTTTCAGGCACTTGCAAGCATCCTGAAAAGGGAGAGGGCTCGTTTCGCCTTTCGGAGGATGCCCTGCATCAAGGGCAGGCTATAGGTCAGGTTGTTTATGATTTGACTGGAGCCGGCTATACCAATGTCAAGGTCGAAAAAGTTGAGTTGACGAGATTCGTCAGAGAGGTTTCGAATGTCCCCAAAATCTAACAACCCCAATCTTTTTATTGGCTCATTTCCCACCGGCCTGGTCTATGCAGGCCGGACCAAGGAAGAGCGCGGCGATTATAAGAAAATCGCCCACCTGTCCTACGCGACTCTCGAGCTCACGGTTTACGATCGCAAGAGCAAACTGTTGCCCGATGTTCGCAAGCACGCTGCCGGCGTCCAGGCCCAAGCCGGCCAGGAATATCCCTGCAGCGTGACCCAGACCATCCAACTCGGCTACGGGATCAAGGTCAAATCCTTGACCTGCTGCTGCTGTGGTGGACTTGCCAAGGGCCGGCAGTGGTGGAACCGGGATACCGGTTACGGCCTGTGCCCTGGCTGCGCGAAATGGATCGCCGACCGAGGCGAATCCCCCGCGTCAATGAAGGAAAGCTACGGGATCGCTGGGTACCATTATTTCACGGAGGAGGACTAACATGACTTACACATTACCAAAGTGGGTGAGTTTCCGCTCTACCCCTGGCCATGGCTATTACACGATCAGCCAGGCGAAGCATGCTGAAATGAAGAAGGTGGCGCCGGCTCTGCTTCGGCCCAGCCCCTACTCCCACGACGGATCCAGGACCTTCGAAGAGGATCTCGAATGGACTCGCTTCGTGATCGCTTTCCCGGACGAGTTCGAGCCCGAGATGGTCGAGTCGGCTATCAGGAGTTTTCGGGATTGTTACCCGGATGAGTATGCCGAACACACTGGCCAGCCGGTCAAACTGGAGGACAGTCGGGAGTTACGGCGCCGGAAGTATTACGCCGATCACCAAGATGACTGGCTGGTTATCTCAGCAAGCGGATCCTGGCACGAAACGGTGCCTGCCGGATTTGTCGGGGTTGTGGCCTTGAAAGGCTCGGAGGCTGCCAGCCGGAAGGGCGACGGTCGCTGTTTCCTGGTTCCCGAGGCTGATTATCGGGATCGTGGAGAATTCGAATTTGTGGTGCCAGCCGGCTCGCCGGCCTGGCCTGGAAAGGAGTAAAGCCATGGATAACAAAAGTTTATCAAAACCATTTGACCGGGAGTTGTCGGTCGGAGTTTACGATGCAACCGACAACTTCAAAAGCATCGATCGGCATTCTTGCGTATGCTACGCCGATACCCTGGGCCTGGTCGCTGTGACCGGGCCGGCAGGGGACAAAGAATCCGAGAAGTATGCGGATCTCTTCGCTGAGGCGCCAAATTTGCTGGAGGCACTGGAAGAGGCGGTCATAGTTCTGGCAGATGTCAAAGCGAAAATGCCAGCCCATGATGCTGCCTACCAAAGCGTGACGGCTGCCCACAGGGACGGCCGAGCTCTCGTTCGAAAGATCAAGTACGGGATCGAGGAGTAAAATCATGGCAACATATAAGGTACCAGTATCTTACACATTCAAAGGTCACTTTGTGATCAACGCCGAAAACAAAGCCCAGGCAGAGGAGTGGGCGGAGAAACATTGCGGCTTAGTTATTGGCGGAAATATTCACACTTCTTTATCAGATGATGAGGTTCCTGATTGGGATTTTCCCGTTCACCCTGAGAAGAAAATTGGAAAAGCGAGGAGATCATGAAAAAACCATCAGTAAAAACCAAGTGCGTTGCAAACAACTATGCAATGAGAAACGAACGCATTATAGAGGTCACTGGTCAGCATGGAAAAGGTTGCTTGATCTCGATTGTCAACCTCGAGAACGGTGAGGTTTTGATCAATGTCTACCGTATCGACAGGGATGTCAAGGTCAACGTATCCCCTGAAAGGGAGTAGTTTACCCCGGCCCTAAAAAGGTGTATAATGAAACTATGAACAAAATAAACCTGGAGCGAATGAAACTTGTACTGAGCGGCGGCAAGGGTTCCGGTCACAAAGGACACAAGGGCCGGCCTGGCCAGCGTGGCGGCTCTGCTCCAGGCGGAGGCAGAAAATCATCTAAGCCGTCAAAGACATCGAAGCCATCAAAGTACAAATCCCTGCGGGATCATTTACTGGAGAAAGGCGGATTTTCATACCAGCCAGTTTTAGAAGAGCACGCCGCCGCTGTCGGGTTTATCGTTTCACCCTATGCCGAACGGAGCAAGATCATCCCGGCCAAAGACATCACAGAAAAAGACCTGTCAGATTATGTCGATGAAAATTGGGATCTTCTAAAGGATGATGACAAATACTTCGGAGGCTGGTTCAATACGGAAGATGGAAATATCTATCTTGACGTAAGCATCCCGGTTGAGACCATCGAGGAGGCCAACTCCCTGGGAGTAAAGCACAAGCAACGAGAATTTTATGATTTGCTAAATGACAAATCAATAAAAACGGTCTGGCCAAAAGGTCAAGCCCCAGAATTTCATGACTAGGAGTATGAAATGGCAAAACAAAAGAAAAATACAGTACACTACGGCAAGCCGTCAACAAGATCCTTCAAGGAATACAAAAAATTCATCCGCGAGATGTCTAAGAAATTAGGAATCCCGGAGGAAAAATATTCCTCTGACGAAGAGCTTCGAGAGGCCTGGAAAAAGTTACGGGCCAAAGAAAAATAACAGGAGGTGATCCCATCTCCAAGAGACCCTGACGGGTCTCTTTTTCATTGTGCTATACTAGGCATAAGAGGTGACCATGCCAGACGCCAAACCAAAATCAAAGGCAAAAAATACCAACGAATTATGGTACACGGAAGTCCCCCAGGATGTCCGCGACTCGTTTGTCAAGATTGGAGATCGCCGGCTGCTGATCATTGGATTCGGCGCCAAGCGAGCCAGCCAGTTCAAAGAGCATCCGAAAAACTGGAGAAAGCATCCCCCCAAGCAACAAAGCGCGGTCGAGGGATCCCTCAACTCCCTGGGATGGATTCAATTTGCTCTCGAGAATAAACGAACCGGCAACCTGATAGATGGGCACGAAAGAGTCTTGAACGCTCTCAGGCACGGGGATGGATACGTCCCGTACATCCATGTAGACCTGTCAGAAGCGGAAGAGGCCCAGGCTCTTTTGTCCCTGGATGCCATTGCAGCCCTGGCCGAAACAGACCAGGACAATGTCGACAAATTGCTCGAGCAGATTGAAACAGACGACCAGGATGTCTTGCTTTTTTTGGAGGAAATGGGATCCGACGGCATGGACGGCGTCCAGGGCTTCGAGCAAACTGAGCAACTGACTCCCTATACCATGGCCAGGGTATTGATCAGCTTCCCTATCGATGCGGCCGTTTTTGTCACGGACCTGGTCGACCAGATACAACTGATCGAGGGGGTTGAGGTGGACTATGGGGCAAATTAAAACGGATAATGCCCACCTCCAGGATAAGGTCAGTTTGCGCAGCCGGCACCTCCCGGATCCGGCCGTGGTCCTGGATTGCTTCGCCGGCGAGGGCACGATCTGGAAGATGGTCAAGGAATCTAACCCTGACAAAAACATAAAAACCTTGTCAATAGAAAAGGAAAAGAACAAAGGCGGATTCCACCTGGTAGGGGATAACACCCGTTTTTTGACAGCTTTGAATCTCTCGGTTTACAACGTGATCGACCTGGACTCTTACGGGGTCCCCTATGCTCAACTCAAAATCCTCTTCGAGCGGGATTATCACGGCCTGGTATTCTTTACGTTCATTAAATCTTTCGCCGGCCAGCTTCCCTGGGATATGCTGGAAGAGATCGGGTTCAGCCGGACGATGATCGAGAAATCCCCTATCCTGTGCTCCCGAAATGGCTGGCAAAAGTTCAGGGAATTCCTGGCCTTGCGAGGGGTTGAGCAGGTGACTTACATAAACCACGGGAGGAAATACTACGGCTTTTTCAATCTGTAAAAGCCTTGACGAATAAGGGTTTGTAGAGTACAATTACCTTGTAAGACCATCCATCTAATCTAGGAGGCGCTATGACCCAAAAAGTTCACCAAATCCCATGGGATCAGATACTCCCTGGGAATAACGACCGGACGATCTTCGACAAAGAGGATCTCCAGGACCTGGCTGATAACATCGAAAAGAACGGCCTGATCCAACCCATCACAGTCCGCCCTGCCCCATCCAGCTTGAGCGATGCGGCTGAATATGAGATCGTCGCCGGCGAGCGACGGTTTCGGGCTATCCGTTCCCTGGGCTGGGAAACCGTGCCGGCTATCGTCAAAGAACTTTCAGACGAAGATGCCTCGGCGATCATGCTCTCGGAGAACGTATCCCGCTCAGATTTAGACCCCATCGACGAAGCCAACGCCTATTTGCACCGGATCGAGCGTCTGGGCTGGACGGTCGCAGAATGCGCAAAACGAGCCGGCGTGAGTGATGTGCGGGTACAATACAGACTCAAGCTCTTGACCCTGCGCGAGGACTTGCAGCACCTGGTCCGCACGGATAATTTGAAACTCGGGTATGCCCAGATCCTGGCCTCGGCCAACCTGGATCCGAACCGTCAGAGCCTGGCAGTGGCTGCTCTTCGCAAGAACCCGAAACCGACAACCGGCTGGTTTCGCCGGCTGGTGAGCGAATACGCAACCCAGCAGCACCAGGCCAAGATGTTCGAGGAGCCTTTGTGGGTGGTCCAGGAAGTGCCGGCCAGTCAGCTTGACTTTTCATCCCCGCCGACTCCCTCGACGGTCACCCCAGACCTAAAGGGAGACACTCCCGGAGATACCATTTTGAAGTTGATCGAATTCTGGAACACTGCGGCTCTCGAATGGCAAAAGCTCGGAAAAAATTTCAAGGTTCAGGAATGCCAGGCGGCATCCCTGGCTCTGCAAAATGCTTACCAGAATATTTAGATTGGAGGAACCAATGACAACAAAACACACACCCGGCCCATGGAAGGCCCAACAGGATTGTAGGTCATACCGAAACGCCGGAATATTTGACGGGAAAAACCCAGACTCCCAGGGTAACCAAAACGCCTGGGGTATCTATGGTAGGCATACCCGAATCGCAGTATTACACGAGGCTGAAAGTTGGAGATGCCAAGAACTGGTCAACGCTGACGCTCGCCTGATAGCCGCTGCTCCGGATCTTTTGGAAGCTCTCGAAAGATTGACAAGGTTTCACGAGAACGGAGGAAGCCATCGTCACAGCCTTGATTTTTTAGTTCGATGCGCTCGCTTGGCTATTGAAAAAGCAACAGGAGAATCCAAATGACTTCACAACCAAACCTATTTGACCAGACTCCGGCTCCCTACTCGGGGCCGGCGCCTCAATTCAACCCGGACGGAGTATCCGTAAAAGGTTGTTCATATATCTATGCTCCCAAAGGGCAGGCCGGCGAGTACGCTCCGCTGGCAACCAATCCATACCGGGGATGTGGCCATAAATGCGCGTATTGCTACGTGCCGGCTGTCTTGCGGATGTCCCGACCGCAGTTCGATGCCGCTGCCTCCCCTCGCCCGAATTTCCTGGCCAATCTCAAAAAGGATGCCTTGAAATACCAGGCGCTTGGATCCACGTCCCAGGTCATGCTCAGTTTCACGACCGATCCCTTCAATCCACTGGACACAAGTTTGACCCGTCCTACCATCGAAACCCTGGTCGATCACGGCCTGGCCTTTTGTACCCTGACCAAAGGCGGCTCCCGAGCCCTGCCCTACCTGGAGCTCTTCCGGCCGGACCGGGACGCCTTCGCCTCGACTCTCACTTCTCTGGATGATACCTTCTCCCTAAAGTGGGAACGCGCAGCAGCCCTCCCCCAGGACAGGATCGATACCCTGAAAACCTTCCACGAGGCCGGCATTTTTACCTGGGTATCCCTGGAGCCTACCCTGAGCACAGAGGCCAGCCTGCAGATTATCAAAGAGACTCACGAGTTTGTGGATCTCTTCAAGATTGGCCGGGCTAACTACCTGCCCATGACCAATACAACGGACTGGAAATCCTACACCGAGGCAATGATGGAGTTATGCCAGGACCTGGGGATAGTGCACTACTTCAAAAAGGATCTGCAGCCATTCCTGCCGGCCGGGTATCACAACCCCAAGCGGATCCCACAGCACAACTGATAATTGAAAAAGTCACCCAAATGTAACCACCCTCAAAAAAAAGAGGGTGGTTTTATGCTATACTGAAAACAAAAAACCATTTGACTTACAAGGATAAGCGTGATGGGCAGGCCCTCCAAACTTACACCAGACGTACGAAAAAAGATCGAAAAGGCCATCGCCGGCGGCAACTATTACGAGGCGGCGTGTGCTTACGCCGGCATAGACTACCAGACTTTTCGAAACTGGATGAAAATGGGGGAGGCTCTTGCCAGCGGAGAGAAAAAAAAGACAAGAACCAACAAAAAATATTTAGAGTTTTTTGAGGTGGTACAGGCTGCCGAAGCGCGTGCCGAAATTCGCGTCGTTTCTCAATGGCAGCAACAGATTCCATATAGCTGGCAGGCGGCTAGAGATTTCCTGGCCAGGCGGTTCCCAGAACGATGGAAGCCACGAGAAGAGCAGGAACATATAGGGGAGGTTGCCCAGGTGAACGTTTATCTCCCAGACAACAAACGTGCTGACAAAAACTGATGTTGATCGAGCCGTACAGACTCAACTATCCAACCCTGACAACTTTGTAGTAGTCCCTCAACCAAGGCAGGCTGAGTTCCATGCCTCGTCGGCTGACATTGCCATCTATGGTGGCGCCGCCGGCGGGGGCAAAACCTGGAGCCTGTTGGTCGAGCCTCTTCGTCATATTTCCAATCCAGGTTTTGGCGCGGTCATCTTCCGGCGTACTATCCCGGAGATCACCCATGAGGGTGCTCTATGGGATGAGGCCGGCGATATCTATCCCTATCTGGGTGGCCGGCCAAACGAGAACGACAAGCGTTACCGGTTCCCTGCCGGCTCGAATATCTCATTCTCTCACATGCAGCGAGAACAGGACAAGGAGGCCTGGAAAAGCGCCCAGGTTCCGTTGCTTGAGTTCGACCAACTTGAGACCTTCACACAGTCGCAGTTTTTCTACATGCTATCCCGCAACCGGTCGATGTGCGGGGTCAAGCCATATGTGAGAGCCAGTGCCAATCCGGAGCCTGGCTGGCTGGCCGATTTCCTGGCCTGGTGGATCGACGACGAGGGCTGGGCTATCCCTGAGCGATCTGGGGTTATCCGTTGGATGGTCAACGAGAATGACCAGATCCATTGGGCTGACACTCCAGGTGAGTTGCAGGAAAAGTTCCCGGGGTCATTGCCCAAATCGGTGACCTTCATTCTCTCCACAGTCTACGATAATGAGATTCTGTTGTCTAAGGATCCGGCTTACCTGGCCAACTTGCAGGCGCTTCCCCTGGTGGACCGGCAGCGGCTGCTCGGGGATGCTAGGCGCGGCGGAAACTGGAAAATCAAACCGGAGGCCGGCCTGGTGTTCAACCGGGCCTGGTTCGAGATCGTGCCGGCCGTGCCGGCCGGCGGACGCATGGTGCGTTTTTGGGATTTCGCGGCGACCAAGAAGAGCCTGGGCACGACCAAGAAAAAGGATGACCCGGATTACACAGCCTCGGTCAAGGGCAAGATCGTGGACGGGATAACCTATATCCTGGATATGTCCAACGAGCGCATGAGTCCGGCTGAGGCCAATAATGCTGTTTTCAATACTGCGACCCAGGACAACTCTGGGGGGTTGAAGGTTGCGGTCCGGTTCGAACAGGAGGGCGGGGCGTCTGGCGTTCGGGATGCTTACAACGTGGTCACAGGAATGCAGGGCTTCGACGTGATGGGTATCCCGGTGGCGGGTGCCGGCGACAAGGTTTTGCGTGCGAAGCCGTTGGCATCCCAGGCCTTTGCTGGAAATGTCAAACTGCTGGCCGGCTCTTGGAACGAGGAGTTTTTGGCGCAGTTGCACAATTTCCCGGATCCACAGTACCATGATGATATTGTCGACGCGGCGTCGGGATGCTATAATGAATTAGTCGGCCCTCGAGTTGCCGGCACATTTGGAAGGTGAATCTATGGCTAATCAACCAAAAGGAACCAAGAAACCGCGAGCGGGGACTAAGGCCGACCTGGAAAAAAAACTCAATGCAACTAGTCGGCAGCTTGATCACGCAATACAGTTGAATTCTTATCTATCCCGTTTGAGTCGCGCCGGCCTTGGCCGTGCGCTGGGTCAGTCGTTTGATGGTGACCGAAAACTCTATGAGACGCTTGGCTATAAGCTAGACCCAGAGTATTCCGATTATCTCAACATATACGAGCGTGATGGAATAGGGACTCGTGTGGTTGATTTGGTGAGCGATGAGACCTGGCGTAAACATCCAATTTTATTCGAGAGCGAGGAAAAGGCCGAGGACGAAAAGGCCGAGCCCGGTCCAATTCAAGAGAGATTCAAAGAGTTAGTAAAGAGTCACGATCTATGGGCTCAGTTCCTTGAGGCCGACCGGATGCTGGGGATCTCCAGGTTTTCCCTGCTCTACCTGGGGTTGCCTGGCCGGCCCGAGGACGAGATAAAAGGCAAGGCCGGCCAGTTGGCTTATGTCATTACGTGTGACGAGGGCAATGCCACGGTAGATGAGACCAGCATCGTAAAAGACCCGGAGTCCAATAGATTCGGACTGCCGGAGTATTATCAAATCGTTATCGATGATCAAGGGGAACTTTCCAGGCGGGTCCACTATTCCCGCGTCATCCATATCAAGCAAGGCCGGCAGAGGGGTGGGGGGCTGGGGCGCGTGTATGGCGTCCCTGGCCTGAAAAACATAATTAACCGCTTTTGGGATCTCGAGAAGGTAGTCGGGGGCGGGTCTGAGGCTTACTGGAAACTCATTTATCAAGGGGTGGTGCTCAAAGCAATGGAAGGGTTTACTTTGCCATCGAAAGACTCGGATGAGTACGAGGCTATGCAGGACGAGTGGGATGAGTGGGAACACAACCTCCGCCGGGTCATTCGCGCCCGGGGTCTGGATGTCCAGGAGCTTGGAGGTCATCCCGTGGATTCGCGTGAGCAGTTCGATGTGATCATCGAATATATCTCTGGATCAAAAGGAATCCCGCAGCGTCGGCTGCTGGGGTCCGAACGCGGTGAACTGGCGAGCTCGCAAGATGATGACAACTTCTCGGACCTGATCGACGCTCGCCGGCGAAATTTTGCAGAGCCTTACATCCTGCGGCCGTTCCTGGATCGATGCGATGAGCTCGGGATTCTGGATCTCCCGGAGGAGTATTTTGTTGATTGGCCGTCCCTGATTGAACTGAACGACATGCAAAAGGCCGACCTGGCTGTCAAGACTGCCCAGGCGATGAGCACAGCTTCCGGCGGTGCTCCCGAGACAATCATGCCTCCCGAGGAGTTTGCCAAACGTTACCTGAATTTTGTTTGGACTCCTGCCATGAAACGCGAGCAGGCCGACAAGGAAGAGAAGGCCATGGGGCAGGGCAACAAGTTTCCTCCCCCACAGGCCGGCGACGGGAACGGTTCGGGGGGCTTCGCTCCCAATCCCGAGGAGTTTGACTTAGGGCAAATGAAAGAAGTTCTCAAGACTCACGGTGGGCCGGGCTCTGGTCACAAAGGCCATAAAGGCAGACCGGGCAGGCGCGGCGGTTTTGCTCCAGGTAAAGGGGCTGGCGCACGGTCTAACATCGAGAAAGCGGTCAAGACCAAGATCAGGGAAGCAGCCAAGGCGGAGCCGGAGGTGACTTCTACTCTTCAAAGAATTGCAGATAAGGCCGGCGGGAGACTGGTTGGGCTTGACAATAAACTCAAAACAGCGGCTAGTCTTTCCAGGAAAATAAGGATAGACTCAGAGCAGATGGGGATCACTCCAGAGGAGGCGGCTCTCCAAATAAACGACTCTCTCCGTTATACCCTGGTTTTCAATCCTGAAACGTTCGTTGAGGATGTCAAAGAGGTTCAGACCGACCTTGCCAGGGACGGCTGGAAAAAATACGATCACAAATGGAAAAACTTTTTCAAACCTGGTGGAGAGTATGCCGGATACAATACCGTTATGGTGAACGAGAAAACCGGTTTCAGGTTCGAGATCCAATATCACACGGAAGATTCCCTGACAATAAAAAGGAATGTTCATAAAATCTACGAGATATGGAGGGAGCTAGACGCCAACGACGCAAAGCGGTTAGAGTTGGCTAGAGAGATGTCATCTATGTGGAATGATTTGGAACGTCCTGTAAATTGGCAGGCCTTGCCAGGAGTTGTGAAATGAAGTATCTCGTCAGAAAAACATATGAAGGGAAAAAGGGCGAAGAAGAGACCATCCGATCTCTGCATAGGTGGAGCGTTGAAAAAGACAAGGTTATCTCTGAAAGATGGGATGGTTCCAAGTGGATCGATGACCCGGAGTTGATTGCTCATTTTGGAATAGGTGGCGATGAAAATTACACCGAGATTCAACAGGAAGAAGTTGAGAAAGTAAAGGCGTCTTTGAAATGATTCCAACCGACCAGACCAAATTCGGTTATCCAGACGGCAATTGCCTAGCGGCTTGCTTGGCGTCTATTTTCGAGATTCCCATAGATAATGTACCCGACTTTGGGAATCGTTCAGACTGGTATGAAAACTTCACGATTTGGTGCATCTATAAATTTGAGTTGTATCCGATTGACGTGACGATTGAATCTTGCGAGGCCGGCGGGATCATGCCGACGGGTTACCACATAATCAATGGAACCAGCAAGAATGGAGATTTCCATCACAGTGTTGTTGGCCGGAACGGAGAGGTATTTCACGATCCTCACCCTGATGGTGCGCTGAAAGAGCCTCAATCTTACACTCTTTTTGTAAGGACTTTTTTGGAATGACCTTTCCCAGCCCACTCCCCCAGATCCTAGACCTTCCGGCTCGCCGGCGTTACACGGATGACGACAATATTCCCATCCGGCGTTGGACCGAGGATGAGCTCCAGGAGTGGCTGGAGAATGTTGACGATCTCCAGGATACGATTGACCTGTGGGATAAGCATTCTGGGATCCCGGGGCTGCTGGAAACCCGGCCTTTGATTTTGGTCAAGCAACAGCACTACGGCCCTGGACCGCACCCAGGCACGGGCACGCCGCAGAGCGTGCATGCCGGCGGAGATGGTTCGGAAACAAAACAGAGGCTCGATATCGATCCAGACCTGGGTTATCTGGTCGATAAGATTTTCGGTGAGGGAGAGCACAATGAGTTCTATGTATCTCCAGATAATGACGTTTATCGAGCTCCGCAGGGACACATGGATTTTGAACGGGAAGTTATAAGAGCCGGCGGATACGAGGTCGATTATTCAAAAGGGACAACCTTATCCAGTAGAAGGGCATACCTACTCGAGAATGGCTGGATCCGTATAGGCGTTGATGATTATGGAAGGGGAAGGTTTGCGCTATCCATCACGACTAATGAATTGGACGTTCCTACTTTGCGCCGGATCCAAAGATTGTACGATAATGACAAAATGGATTATATGTGGCGCGTAGACTGGAGCGCCGGCAGCGCCTTGACAGGAACGGCAGCATTTGTGTCGACGGACTTTGGAGAACTTCTAGATGCTCGCTATGTAGTAATAGAAAGAGAGACTCCATCGTTCAGGGTCATTCGCTTGAACGTTTTTCAAAACGCTCGCCGGCTGGCCGAGATTTTTTTCGACCATAGCACGGGAGTCTGGCGTTACGTGGTCGCCGGCCGGCGGGTGCCTGACTTCCGGATCAAGATGGGAGTCCAGCGGGTTGCCAATGCTGTGCAGCGTGACCTGCGGGATCTCACGGCCAGGCTGGTGAACGGCGAGATCAGCCGGCAGCAGTGGTACGATGCGATGCGATCAATCATGAAACAGGAATACCGGGCGGCTTACCTGGCCTCCATCGGGGGTCTGGAAAACTACGACCGGTCTCATGTTTCAAGGTTTGGCTGGCGGATGCGTCCACACTACCGCTGGCTCGACAATTTCCTGGCAGAGATCGAGTCGGGTGCGCAGCCATTGAACGGGTTCGCGGTTGTGCGTGCCGGCATGTATGCCCGGGCTGCGAATGCGATCTACGAGAACGAGCGCATGCGCGTGGCTGAGGATGCCGGCTATCGGGAAGCCCGGAGAGTCCTGGGGCCGAACGAAGAGCACTGCATAGACTCGAGCCGGCCTGGGTGCGTTGAGTTATTCCAGCTTGGCTGGGTGCCGATTGCCGACATGGTTCCTATTGGCGAGGCGACTTGTTTATCGCATTGCCTTTGTGGATTGGAGTTTCGATGAGCGACGAAAATCAGAACGGCATGATCAGAGTCGTGGACGACGAGGGTCACCTGCTCTTCATCTACAACCCTGCGACCCGCTCCATCGAATTGGTGCCCATCCGGGGCCGGCGGCTGGATGGCAAGCGCAAGGTGAAGTGTATTATCAATACCGACCACCTCCGCTCTGCCGGCGCCAGGAATCTGTTGGTTGCGACTCCGGTCCGTGAAGTCGTTGCAGTCGTGGAGGAGGTGCAGGATGTCTGATGAAAAGAGAGCCGGCTTGAAGCGTATTCGAATGGTTCTTATGCACGGCGGTCCTGGTCCGCACAAATCCGGGAGTCCACAGAGCGTGCATGGCGGGGGAAAGTCTAAAACATCTTACTCCCCAAATCTAAGAAAAGACTCAAGTGTAACTTGGGGGGTAGCCGGAAGCCCTGAAAATTTTGAGATTAGAAACGGGGATGCCAAAGTTCTGGGGTTTATCAAGGCAGATTTTACGAATGACCGAACCTCTCCCACTAGAGGTGAGATTTTCTATACTGAGGTCGCGGAAGGATCCAGGCGGCGCGGCTCTGGATACGCTGTAACCGTTGAGGCGCTTGAAATTCTTAGGAGTAAGGGAATGAAAACCGTGAACATATTCCCCACCTCCGAGGGTGGACTAGCCCTGACCGAAAAACTACAAAGAGAAAAGCAGATTGGAAAACTGATAAGAACAGGTCAGAGCGGAAAACGCGAATATGAGTTATTATTTCCAAGTGGAGGCGAGGATGTCTGATGAAAAGAGAGCCGGCTTGTGTCCAGTCTGTGGGGAGTATCTGGCCAAAGATGGGGATTATATCATCTGTCCTAATGGCGATTATAAGACTGAGTTTGCGAGGTGGGATGAGATCTGGACGCGGTTCAATAATCTCTTGAACGACTTGCTTGCGATCAACGAGGAGGTGAAAAAGTGAGGGGCTTACGAGTTCTTTTATTCATTGCCCTGTTCGCTCTGGGAGTCTATTACGTGTACACCCACCTCCCCGTTCAGATGGAGTTGACCACCGAAGGCCTGCCCAATCTGGGGGTTGATTGGAAGTATTCATTCCGGCCGGCTGCCCTGGACCTGCTGGCCGGCCGGTCACCTTACGCGGACTCGGGCTTTTTCAATCCCCCATGGCTGTTACTTCCCCTGCTCCCCATCGCGCTGCTTTCTGCTCCGCTGGGGACGGCTGTCATGTTTATACTAAATTTATATAGTTATATCTTCGCTGCTTTCAAGCTGCGGATGAATGCAATTATTTTGACCGTTTTTGTATTGTTTTCTGGGATCCTGCTCAACTCGTGGAATGGGAACGTGGAAGGTCTGGTCGTGCTGGGGTTCCTGCTGCCTCCCCAGGCCGGCCTGTTCTTTGTCCTATGCAAGCCACAGTTCGGGATTGGCGTGGCTGCATTCTGGGTGATCGATGCCTGGATTGAGGGCGGGTTCAGACAGGTCGTGAGAGTCGTCACTCCGGTGAGCGTGGCACTTGTTTTGTCATTTGCCCTGTTCGGGTTTTGGCCGGCGAAATCTCCAGGCCTGGTCGACATTTGGTGGAGCTCGAGTCTGTTCCCTTACGGGGTGCCTGTTGGATGTGCCTTGCTGGGGGTTGCGATATGGAAGCGGGATCTCCGCTTTGCTATTGCCTCCTCCCCGTTTTTCGCTCCCTACGTGACCTTGCACACCTGGGCAGTGGTCTGGCTGGGAATGCTGCTATTGTTTCCTGAAAACCTGGCAGCCTATCGAGAGTGGCGAGGAATTTCCACTCCCAGATTGGAGATGAAATGAATAAACGATTTTTGAAACCTGTCTTGCTTGTCGCCGGCATTATTGCGGTTTCTTTTTTGGCGTTGGTGATCGCACATTTTCTCAACGCGAGTGGCGTGCCATTCTTGAATTCGGTGTTCCCGAAAAGGGTTGTATACACGGAAGATATGCTGCCCATGTCCCACGTCGAGTATTTGGAGTGGCGTGACGAAATTTACGCTTCTCGTGCTATCCGCTTCAACTATGGAGACCCTGAGAAGTTCAAACAGGACAACTTGAGGATGTGCAGCAGTGGACCCTATTGGCCTGTCATGTGGCAAGTACACCCGGGACAGGAGATAGAAATGAGAATTGTGGCGCACATGGCCGACGATGGCGGCTGGGCCGGCGCGTGTCCTCCAGCCTACTACAAGATCTCAGTTTACAGCGATGCTACCAACTATGAAATTTATGACGTTATTCCGTCATCTGTTTCCCCGACCGTTACGGTTACACCTACTTCCACCCCTGGTGTCCCGACTGTGACGGCAACTGAGACCATCCGCCCCACGATCACACCTGAAACCCCACCAAGCACAGTTCTTGCCCGTGTGAACGTGTACGGGGATAATATAGATGAATATCGTGGCCTGAACATCCGTTGCCAGCCGAGCCTGTACAACGACTGCAATGTCGGCTATTTACTCCCTTACTGCAATTATGTTGAGGAGGGGCGCTATTGCTCGAGTATAGAGAACGCGGTGCCACTTTATGAAACAATCAAGGTTGCAACTTCTTTGTTTTTTTTGCAAGACCGGGGATGGTGGGGGCGTGTGCATCCTACGGAAGATTGGTGGATCGCCCTTTGCCTGGAGCGGGATGCCGAAAAAGCACAGCCATGTTATACCGACTGGCGTCCTCCCGAATAATGAAAAATGTCAACATTCCATAAACACAATGAGCGAGTGATCGCCGGCTCTCCCAGGGCTTATGGCATCGACATCAGCCATTGGGAAGAGTCGTTCGATCCTGACCAGGCCGATCCTGGTCTGATCGACTTTGCTATTTTCAAGGCGACCGAAGGGGTATCCTGGGTGGATCAATCCTTTTTCGATTTTTATGACGCGGCTCTGGGTAAGGTGCCTGTGCTGGGAGCGTATCACTATCTGCGCAGTGGCGTGAGTGGCAGGAGTCAGGCCGACCATTTCCTGGCTACAACAGATGACCTGGATTTGGACATCCTGGTCTGTGATTTCGAATCTGCCAACAATACGATGAACGATGCGTTTGTCGAGAAGGCCCAGGAGTTCGGGACTTTTGTGAAAGAATGGCATCCAGGTGCCAGGCTGCTGTTCTATACCAACCCCTCGACGTACGACTCTGTGGTCTGGCCGGCCTGCATGCGCCTGTATGGCGTGGACGTGTTCACACAGGCTCCCTGGGATGGATTCTGGGTTGCTCAATATTATTACTCACCCAGCCCGGATAAATTGCCCTCAATGCCCACAAACCGCAAGGATTGGGTGCTCTGGCAGTACAGCGAAGCCGGCTCGCCGGCTATGCACGGTACAGGCGGCTGGTGCGATCAGAACGTTTACAACGGGAATCTGAATGAGTTCCAGGCCTGGATTGGAGGCGGGGATCCCCCTCAGCCTCCCGATGGTGATGTGGTCGAGTCCTGGTTTGATGACCAGGTTCTGTATACCCGTGGCCACAGGGATTCGCCTCGGCCGTTCAATTTTCATGTGACCCGCTTCAACCGTTCGGATGTGGAGAGAATCCATGTCAATGGGCTCGGGTTCCATGGTACGGGAATGCACTTCTTTAATACCCGAGGCCATCCGGATATCGTGATCAACGGGGGGCATGCGGACTATAGCGTATCTCCGCCGGTGCCCTACGCACCAGTCGTGACGGATGGGGAAATTGAAAAAACAATAGTAGACGAGGTAAGTATCCAATTCGACCGCAACCATCAGCCGATTGGCATGGTCTGGGGCATCGACGATGAGGCCTATAACGTGGTTGGCATATCGGATGTACTGCTGCTGGATGGGATTGTGCCGGCGTCAGTCAGGCTGGCGACCCTCGTTGACCGGGTGCGCAGCCTCTGGCCTCGAGTTGATAATATCTTTGTTGACCCGAGGAATGCGTTATTCTGGAATAATACCGAGTACATTCTGATAACCATCGACGGGCGCAACGACGGCACCCAGGGCCTGACCCGTTTGGAGCTTGCTCATTTCGCAAAGTCTCTGGGGGCACTATGGGGAGGCAACCTGGACGGCGGCGACTCCAATACCCTGATATTCAAAAATAGCGCCGGCGTGCCGGTGATAAAAAACAACCCACCAGACGACAAGCTGCACGCGGTTGCCAATCATGTTGGATTTGAGATTAAAGAAAGAGGTGAGACAGTGCCTACTGCAATATACATAACCAATAAAAAGGCGACTCTATATAATGTGAACGGGAGTCCCAGAGAAACGATTCCGGCCAGTACGGTGATCGAGTGCGATTGGCTTTGGGATTCCGGTCCGCTGGCCGGCATGCGCAAGATTGTCTCTGGTTACCCTACCAATGGCGATCGCTATATAAAGGATATCGACCTCGATCCCTATGACGGCGGCACTGAACCCCCTCCGGATCCAGATCCGCCAGAGCCAGAGCCTGGAGATTTAGGTTATTCTGTGGACGTGACCATCGAGATCAAGGGTTATGCACCTGACACAAAAACAGTGACGGGCACCCTGACAAAACTATGAAAGTCTCGATAAGTGTACGGGTTAATGAGCCGGCCGTACCTCCCCAAGATGGGTTTTGGGTTACTCCAGAATTTTTCCCACCTCGCAGCAGGGAGTTCTATCCGATCAGGCCAAAGGCAATCGAGCTTGGCGGTGCGCCTGATGTGTTTTTGCTCGGCGAAGAGTCCAATCATACGAACAGCCATGCGGTCAGGATGGATCGGCATGGGCAGTGGTTTTGTGCCAACCTGATGGCGCTGTCCGAGTACGGGCATCGTATGTTCAACCTGGACGGGACTCGCTCTGGGCTCTTGACCGCTGACCAGCACGATCACATTGTGCGAGCGTATACCGGAACCTATAGCGCCGGCGTTGCGTTTTGGAACACACGCGGCACCGGCTATGGTCCAAACTCAGTTCCCCTTTCCAATTGGGTAGCGGGTGAGAATCTGGAATCCGAGGATCCTGGCTTCGATGCTATCCGTACCACTGGATCCAATGTTCACAACGGGACGATAGCGAACACGAACGTGTGCATAGACACCTGGCATCTTGCCAATACTGAGTACGGGTGGGAGAACAACATCCCCTATGATTGTGACATTGACATCCTGACTGACCGGCGCATTTGTTGGGCAACTATCATCAAGGCCGGTGACCTGAAAGACCCGGATTTCCCTGATGGATCATTTGCCGTGAACCGTTTCCCCCGTCTCACCAAGGGTGTACCTATCCCTCTTATCACACGGAAGCCAGTGTTCTATCCATCATATCTGCTTCTCGCAGGCTATAAAAAGTTGTATTGGCCATGATAGCCAGGACGATTGCCATCGAGTACAGGAATCGCAATATTTATCAAGATAGCCTCAAGATGAATATGGAGAACTTGATGGTCAAGTATGGGTTGTCTAAATCTCGGATCCAGGCCATCGTCGCAGCCGAGCGGCCAAAGATTCATCCACGGAAACGCGATCTATTTACCAGCCTTGGCATAGATTACGTCAATTTACGACTCAAGGTATAGTACATTGGTAGATTGACATTTCTTACCCTATTGTGCTAATATAATAGCACAGAAGCGTGACTTCGGATTAAAAACCCGGAGTCGCGCTATTTTTATGGATACATCACTGGCTTTTGCCTCGAATCGCCTATTGCCCACCTTCCGAGAGGTGGAACGCGCCGGCAAGCGGTGGCTTGTTGTGAACGGCGTTCCCCTGGTCGAGGGTGTACTCAATGGGCGTTTTGTGCCGGCGGATGAGTTCGGGTCGTTTGTCAACGATTGGAACGACATCCCGGTAGTGCTCCCCCATCCCAAAAAGAACGGGGGCTCTGCCCGAGTGCCGGATCCAGATGTCCCTGTGGTTGGCCGGTTCTATAATGCCAAAATGGACGGGCGTCGTCTGGTCGGCGAGTATTGGCTGGACAGGGATTTGCTCGTGTCGTTGAGGGACAACGAGAATAATCAGGATGCTGCCCTGGTCCTGGAGCGGATCGATAACAGTCAAGAGGTCGAGACTTCGACGGGCTATTGGTCAGAGTCTGTTCCCCAGGCCGGCAATTTCAATGGGCGTGACTACAGTTATGTTGACCAGAAAATACACCCGGATCACATCGCGCTGCTTACCCAGGAGGCGGGAGCCTGCTCCCTGGCTGATGGCTGCGGGTTGAACCGCAACAGTGCCAGCCCTGGAACTTACGAGAAGCGCCTCGATGATATCCGGCAGGGATTCACGGATTTGATGCGCGTGCGCGATAAACGCGCCAGTGAGCTCGGATCCGAGACTACGGTTCCTGTCGAGTCTTATGTCGAAGAAACGACCGACACGCATGTGTTCGTCAGACGCGGGAATGATTATTTTCAAGTCGGCTATACCTATAACCCAGCCAGTGGCAAGGTCTACTTTGACGACGAGCCGGAGTGGATCCCGGTTATCAAAGATACGCGCTATGTTCACAAAGTGGCACAGAACCACTACGGTCCTGGTCCGCACAAGGACGGGAGTCCGCAGAGTGTGCATGGTGGGAAGGGTGCCGGCTCAAAATCCGCTTCTACGTCTACGACCGGGAAGGCTGGAGGGGTTTCGTTACCAAAATCGACACGCGAAGTTTATCGGGGTTTGAAAGAGCGTTCCGATTTATCTGCATCAGAGTTGTCAAAAAAAGGGAGCAGGTTTCTTGGTCTACAACTTGATACTCTGCGATCAGCCAGGAGTGATTTGACGGCATTTTTGTCAGAATCATATGGGCGTGAAGAGGTCATGAAGGGGAATTATCCTGATGAGTACAATAAGGTTTTCGATACCCTCGAATCTTTTGAAGAAAAATTAATAAAGGCCAGATCCCTAAAAGTAAACGTGACCGGCTCCCTGCCGGCTGAGGGCAAGGATCTCTGGGAGTCTGTTTACCAAAAGGCTAAGGAAGAGCACGACGAGGAAAAGGCTGCCAAGATCGCCTGGGGCGCGGTGAAACGCGCCGGCTGGAAAGAAGAGGACGGCAAGTGGATGAAAACTAATCACTACGGTCCTGGTCCGCATAAGTCTGGGAGTCCGCAGAGTATACACGGTGGGAAGGGGGCCGGCTCAAAATCCGCTTCTAAAGTACCTATAAAAGAACGAATAGTATCTCACCCCATGTGGAGCGAATCAGACTACAAATATCTGCAAAAAAAAGGTTATTCTGACGAAGAGATTTTGTCACTTTGGGATCGCGATTCAGAAGATTACAAGAGGCCTATTATTCATGATCCTATTCCTGATGTAGTATCAGTCATCAGTGGAAAACCTAAGAAAAACCAGCAAGACTTGGAAGGCCTTGCTGTGGCACTATCGTTATTGGAATCTGTTCAGTAAAGGAGAGACGATGGAAAAAACAAAATTCCAAAAACTCGCTGAACTCTTTGGCTTCCATGTGAACGAGGACGCTATCGAGGATATCTCTACCAATCAGATGGACTACCCGGATGATTGGGATGAGATGAGCGAGGATGAGCAGAAGGCCTGGGAAGCGAAGAACAAGAAAAAGGACGACGAACCCACTTCGGCATCTCCCAAGCAGAACGCTCACCAGGCTCAGGCTCCCGGTCGGGATCCAGGACCTGATGTCGCTAACCTTTTGAAGCTCAATTCGTTGATCGATGAGATTGGCGGATTCGATGCCTACAAAGGACTGCTGCTCAATGCAGTTGAGGCTGTTGAGTTCATCCAGAACCAACAGGACCGGGATCGTGACGCTCTGGTCACCCAGATCGTGGCCAACTCCGCCGGCCAGTTCGAAGAGGCCGACCTGGAGGATGTGCCCGTGACGACCCTGAAAAAACTGGCACGCTCATTCGATGGTCATGACGTGACGGTGGATTACAGCTTGCTCAATCCCCAGACCGTCAAAGCGAACAAGGAAGATGTTGCGCCTATGCCCGATATCGAATCCCTGTTCAAAAATGCAAAGGAGGAATAGACGATGATGGCTAAGTCTGCTCCCAGCACGATTGTGCTGAAATGCGCGGGAGAACCTAACTACGAGGAATTCCCGCTTGCCCCGATCACTGCTTCGGGCGTGACCGCGATCACTCCCGGCATGCTGGTCGAAACCGTAGCCGGCGAAGTACGTCCGCACACCACCCAGGGTGGGAATGCAGAGCGTATGTTCGCTATCGAGGGTTTGAACGAGGACTCTGTTTCCAAGACCCTGGGCGACATCGATGTCGACTACGATGATGATAACGCGGCAGTCAAGGTTTGGTTCCCCAGACCAGGCGATATCGTTTATGCCCTGTTGGGGCCTGGCCAGAGCGTTGCAGCCGAAGGGTTGGTACAAAGCGCCTCTGATGGATATCTGATGGCCTACGCGGCTGCTGCCCAACTCCCAGAAAAAATGATTGGACGCGCAACCGAGGCGGTGGATAATTCCGCCGGCACCACAGCGGCTCGCGTGAGAGTGAGGATTATATAATGTTCACAGCAAAATCAAGCGACATTATGACCCTGTTCGGCCGTGGTGGAGTTGCTGCTGCGCAACATAAGATCCGGCCTCATGTGGGCATGCACCAGAATGCCCTGCTGCAAAAAGATGAGTGGCTCGAGCTCGACAAGGTTGTTCTCCAGACTGCCAAGATCGAATTGAACGGCGTGGCGGATCTTATGAGCCGTGGGCTTACCAAGAAATTGGGAGGCCTGGGTTCGAAGGTCAGCGCCTATGAGCAGGTCGGCGATATGACGGCTGCCAACGTTACCATGAGTGTGGACGTTCGTGGTGAGCGTGACCGGCTGGAATATACGCAGGTCAACATCCCGGTTCCTGTGATCTACAAGGAATTCGCGTTCGACCTCCGTGACCTGGAATCTGCTCGCCAGAGTGGAGATCCACTGGAAACCGACCACGTTGCAGCGGCTACCCGAGTGGTGACTGAGTCCCTGGAGACCATGCTCTTCTCCGGCCATGCCAAGCAATTGGCCGGCTATACCATCCAGGGATACACCAATGCGACGAACCGCATCTCGACGACTGCGGCTGGCCTGGGTTCCGGCGACTTCGGTACTGCCGGCAACTTCTACAAGGCGGTGACGGGCGGACTTACAGCCCTGCGTGCCATTGGGTTCAAGGGCCCGTTCATGATCTACCTGGCCTCGACTCAATACGGCGAGACCCTCAACCTGATTGACCCGACTGCTCACCTGAGCGAGATCTCTGTGGTCAAACAGAACATCCCAGAAGTCATTGACGTAAAGCCCAGCTATGAACTAACCGCCGGCCATATGGTGATGGTGCAGATGACCTCAGACGTGGTCGACCTGGCCATTGGCATGACCCTGGCGCCGATCACATGGGCCGAGATGGGCGGCATGATCACAGATTACCGTGTCATGATTGCGCAGGTTCCCCGCATCAAATACGATGCTAACAGTCGGTGTGGCGTTCTACACGCGACCGGCTGCTAGTTGAGCCGGCTATAAGGTTTGACTTACATCCCCTCTGGGGATTAGGAGATAAGCAATGCCTGATAAAAAGTATACCTATCGAGTTCTACCTGGTCGTCGCTTTGGTCCGTATAATCAATACGGGCCAGGCGACACCATTGAATTGACGACCGACGAAGCCGAAGGGTTTCGAGATATCCTGGAGTTGGTCAAGGGCGAGAATGCCCCTCCCGAAGAGGCGCCTGATCATGCTGCCCACCTCGAGACCCTGACTGTTGCACAGTTGAAGGCTCTTCCGGAGTGGGGTGAGGTCGAACCACCTCGCCCGAGCACTAAACCGGAGATCGTGGCTGCCATTCTGGCTATCCGTGTACCCCATCAACAGGAAGCACGTGAGGCCGGCTAATGGCCTACGGGACAGTCGCCGGCGTGGGTGCGATGAATGCGCTTTGGTCGGATTCTGGCACTTTTACAACCTCCACGATTCCAACATCAGCGACGGTTACCGGATGGCTGGATGATGTCAGCGCCATGGTCGATACGGCGTTGGCTGATGAAGGCTTCACTGTTCCGGTTACTCTGGCTGCGGTTGTCAAAGAGCTCGACCTGTTGGTCGAAGGAATTGTGAGTGACCTGGTAGACGCTGCCCACAGGACAGGCCGGTTCTATTCCGAAAATATCCTTACTCGAGGCCTCTCCCCGTTTATCACTATTGACAAAGAGGTTCACGATTGGGTTCAGCGCAAATCAGTCGGCTTCGAAAACCAGGGCGTCCCAAAGGTCGACACGGGGCGCAAGGTTGCATCCTTCGACCTGTTGTAATTAGTACCTTACCATGCCATTCCTGAGTCTCAAGATCGTACCGCCGGCGACCCTCGTGGCCAAGCGGTTCGAGCGGCTGCGAAAAAAGATTCCGCTGGTTAGCCGGCAGCGTCTATACGATACTGCAGTGGCTATCCGGTCGAAGATGAAGGAGCCGGGCAAGAAGCCGACATATCCAATCCAATGGGATTCGGTCAGGCAGCGTAAGGCCTTCTTTGCCAGTGACGGCTTCGGTCGCGGGATCCCTACCAAGCGAAGTGGTGATTACGCCAAGGCCTGGAAGGTGATCAAGCGCGAGGATGGGTATGATGTTGGTAACCCGCTCGCGCATGCCAAATACATTGGCGGCACGGCTCGCAGTACCGGCCGGCAATCTCGTATCCATCGAGGACGCTGGAATCTGTTCAAGATTGTCAAGGACCGCTTTATAAAGAAGCTGCCTTTGACAGTCAAGCGGGTGCTGAAAGAGATCGCCCGACAGGAAGGCTTTGGAGTGAACGAATAAAATGGCAACCGACTATTGGAAATTGTGCGAGACCGGATTGATTACTTTGCTGCGAACAGAGTTGTCCTCATATTGGACTGACGCGACAAAACAGGTGACGGCCTCGGATGACCAATATCTGAGTGCCGGCTTCGACCATTTTGCGTTCACCTATCCGGGTGCATTCCCCCAGACCGAGGATACTTCCGGGTTTATCGAATACTCCTGGGAAATCCTGTTAGATCTGATGGTCCGCTGGAAAACGTCAGAGACAAAGGCCTGGAATGAGAACGGTTTCAAAGCCTATCGAGGCGATGTGATATATCTGCTAAATCACACCCAAAAAGGCCGAAATCTTGGCAAAACTCAATTTGTGCGTGACGCGATCTTGTCAAGCGAGGACCGTCCCAGCTATATCCCGGTATCTGGGACAGAGGATTCGATGGTTGTTTATTCTCATATTCGGCAGGTCTGCCTTGTGACCGTGAGGCAGATTGTGCCGAGAGAAGGATTGTAATGCCCGAAGATGTCAAATGCCCTGTTCGTGGGCACAACCATTTTCTGCCCGTGGTGCCAGATCCAGAACGTTATGATTTGGTTATCGCTCGTTGCGGCGACCGGGTTGTCTATCGCGCATCGTCGGCTCCCCCTCGGGCTAATGATGCCGGCTTGCTGGACTCTATGACTGTCACGCAGTTGAGAGCTCTTCCGGAATGGGATGACGTTCCAAGTCCTAAACCCTCTGTCAAGAGCAAGATTATCAAAGCTATTCTTGAGGTTCGCAAGAATGCGAAACCGTATGAGTATGAAGTACGTTCATATAAGGAGTAACCTATGACCAGTATCAATGTTGAACCTTATGTTTTTTCGGGATCGAAACAGGTTGTCATCTACCAACTCAATGCTTATAACCGACCTGATGGATCTCTGGCCGATGGTGCCGGCGAGGCATATACTGGCCTAGAGGTATATGGCTTCAAGGCCTACAATTTGACCATCCCGCCGAGCCGGCGCGTGGCTCATATCGGGAATGACCGTCTGCTAAAACAGCAGGTGTTCCCCCCCATTGAGCCTGCCACGGGCGAGATCTCTGTCGGCGCTACCGACCTGGATATCATCGCTGCCCTGACCGGCGGCACGATCATCGAAAAGGCCGGCATGCGCATGCTTCCACATATGTCTGACTTGCAGGGTACAGAGCCGAACGTGGGCTTGATCATGTACCAGGCTGCTATCGCGCAGAGCGGTTCCCAGCGTTGGCGGTTCCACATGATTCCCAATACCAAGGCCATCGTGCGCGAGCCCGGTGCCGGCCAGGAGCCCATCGATCTGATATTCGACCTGGCTCCCGATCCAGTTGACCAGTACCTGTGGGGTGGCGACTTGTCCATCCTGTCAGACCCGTCTGACCCATTCTCAGGCGTGTCCGCATCAGGCGCTGACAATGCCGGCATTTGGTCTGGTTTCAGTGCCTACCGGCCTCGAGTCGCAGCGTTCGCTGCCCAGGCTGCCCAGGTTGCGTTTGATTTCCCTGCCGACAAACAAGCTGCAGATGCCACAAACATCGAGATTGTGGCTGTGCTTACGACAGGCACGCCGGCGGTGGTCGATGCTGCGGATTACACGGCCACGACTGCCACGATCACGTTCAACACTGCTCCAGTGACCACCTACGGGGCCGGTGTCGAGATTTTGGTTTTGTACCAGATCGCTGATTCATAAACCCCTTTAGGAGACTAGCATGACTAGCGCAGAAATCAACGGAACAGAAAAAGCTTCTACGTCTACGACCGTGATCCCCCAGCCCCATCGCCTCGCTATTGGTGAGACCGACACGGGGCTAGTCGCGGTCGAGATCCAACTCCGCAAGTTCAGATTGACCGTAACGGAGGCCGACGGGTTTTCCCGTTTTAAGTTATCGTCCCTGGTGACCGAGCTTTTGAAGGGCTTTGACGAGTCCGAAGAGTACGAGGAGATCGTTCGCAGGAACATGATCACCGAGGTCTGGGCGCCTCTAAAGATTTGCTCGGATGGCGAAGTGCCGACTCCTGAACAGTTCCTGGTCATGCCCAAGAGCGATATCGCCTTTTGGGTCGAGACGGCCAGGGAGCTTGGGCATGAGTTTGTCTGGCTGGACGGGCTGAACAAGATTTATGATGTCCAGATTTCCCAGCAGGAACGCGAGTTGGCTGCCACCAAAAAAAAAGGGACGAGACCCAAAAAATCTATCAAAGCCTCTTGAGGTCGGTTCCGAAAAATCCTGATCGCCAGGATTTTTACCTGCCCGATGAGCTTGATATAAGTTTGGATGATTTCAAAGAGGCCTATGATGTCTGGGTGAAATGGCGAGCGACAGACCGGCGCTTCTTACCGACTGACCTCCGCCGGCAGCCAGAGCCGTTGATGAGTAACATTCTATATCTGGACTCGATCTTCGAGAAGATGGTCGGACAGGTAATGGAGCGATACAAAGAGCAACAAGGTAATGGCTGATAACTTAAACTTATCTTTTGGATTGACATTAGATCCCAGCGAACAGCGTCGCACAGAGGAGGGTTTGAAGAGGACGGAAGATGCGATCAACTCTCTGGGCAATGTTTCAAAAGAGACGAGCAAAAAATTATCTGATGTCTCTAAGGCTCACGTAGAGGGAATTAAAGAAACTCAAGCGGTCTATGTAAAGTTAGCAGAGAACTATAAGCAGGTTGCTTCATTTACCCGGCGTCCCGGCGAGGATATCGAAGCACAAAGACGCCAGGCTGCGACATCTGCCGGTTATGGGCAGCAGTTCGCAGAGCAAGCAACACAGAGTAGGATTGAGACGTTTCGCCGGTTATTGTCTGGCCAAACAGGTAGCGCATTCGACGTCAACACGGAACTAACTGGAATTTACAAAAATGCGCTAGTCCAATTTGAGCGACAGCAAAATCTAGCAAGAGAAGAGCAGCGTCGCCAGGCTGGCATTGCGGCTGCCGTAGAAATGTCAAGAAAGGCCGAGGGGGTTGACCCTGCATTACAAGTAACCAAAGGGCCTCTACCAATAAAAGAAAGCGCCGAATCATGGGATGAGGCCAAGAAGGCCGCAGGGGAATATTACAAACAACTTGTGGCGACAAACAAAAAGACCGTAGAAATCGAACGGTCGACGGATCGCGCTTCCGAGGTCACACGCGACTCGTATGATGAGATAAACGATAAACTTTTAGAATACGTCAAGGCTCTGGACGCGATTGACGAGCGATACGAGCAGCAAACCTCACAGATTGCCGAGCTCAATCGAGCCGCTTCTGACATTGGCCAAATATCTGCCGTCTTGGCTGCAGCCGGCACTGCAGTTGTCGGAGGGATGGCACTTAGCGCCCGTCAGTATGTCCAATTTGTAGAGGCCGCCGGCATCCAGGGAGACGAGACAGCCGACCGGTGGATTGCGGCATCCAAGCGAGTCAAGAACGCTCAGTTGAATCTGGGTGAGGCTTCGGCACAAGCCCTGCTCCCCATTTATGAGCAGGCTGCCGAGCTCGCTGAAAAGGCGGCGGCGTTTGTTCAACAGAATCCGGAATTAGTACAAGCGGCTCTCAATACTGGCCTGGTCGTGGCGACCCTGGGAGCAGTTGGGGCTGCAGTCTCTAAGGGGATCAAGATTTACGCGGATTTCAAGTACCTGGCAGCCACGGCTGAATACTCCCTGGCGACCACCCGGTTCCAGGCTTCCGTGCGTGAGTACCTGGCCGGCGTTGTCTTGCCTGGGGGTGGAGGTGCTGGGGGAGCGGTGACCGGCGCCGGCGGAGGGGCCGCTGGCAAAATTATCGGTGGTGGAATTTCGATTGCAGTCGGGGTTGTGATTGCCAAGGCTATTGTAGAAGCAGTTAGCGCCGGCCTGGCACAGACCGATTTCGGGAAGAAGATAGACGAAGCCCAGCGTGAGGCTGCGGCTGGGGGAGGCGGTTATCCTGGGATCAACCGATACGCTCGGGAGACTGAGAAGGTCGACCAGGCTGCCGAAGAGGCTGCGCAGTCTGCCTCCGAGTTATCTGATGGATTGCGCGACTTCAACCAAGAGGCGGTCCAGGCCCAGGCGACAAATGCTTTTATCCAATATCGCCAGCAAGAGAAGCAGGCCGAAGAAAACTACATGAAGCAGCGTGCCCAGGTGGTGGAACAGGGTGCGCGTCAGATCGCCCAGATCGAGGCCAACTATGCCACTCAACGAGCTCGCCTGATTTCGCAGTTTGCTGCATCCAGTGCCCAGGCTCGTGATAATTTCGAATATCAGCGACAACAGGCCGAAGAGCAATTCGCGTTTTCCGAAGCCCAGGCGGTCCGGAATTACAACGAACAACGTGCCGAGGCTCAGGAAGAGTTCCAGAGGGATGAGCGTCGCTCGCGTGAAGATCATCTAAGCGAAATGCGCAAGCTCGCAGAGGATCATCACGACCGGCTGCGTGACCTGGCTATCGCCCGGGATGCCCTGGGGATTATCGAAGAGAACCGCGATTATGATCGCCGGCGCCAGGATGCCGAGTCGGAGTACCGCACTGACAGTCAGCGTCGGCGTGAGGATTTTCAACGCCAGCAGCAAGACCGGGAGCAAGAGTTCGCACAAGAGCGAGCTCGCCGGCGTCAGGAATTCGAGTTTCGCCAGCAGCAGGCTCAGGAAGATTTCGAGCGCCAGCAAAAACTGGCCAGGGAACAATTCGAAGAGCGGCTCGAGCAGTTGGCCGAAGAGCACCAGGCCCAGCTTGCCCAGGCCAAGCGGGATACCGCTGAACGATTGCGCCAGTTACAAGAGCAATTCAGGGAAGAGCAGATTCACAGACGTAACGCATTCTACGATATCCTGCGGGATCTGGACGCCAATCTGCTGAACGAGCAACAAATCCGGGCCAATTATTACCAGCGCATGCAGCAGGATCTGCTCCAGTTCCTGGAGGCGACCTCCGGGGCAGCCGGCAGTAACCTGCCCGGATATAAAGAGACCCACCAGGCCGGCGGGTATGGGCCTGGGTACGTGGGCGCCGGCGAATTCGTGGCTTCGCGTTCAACGACCCGGATGCTCGAGGGGTTGGTCGGAGGGCGGCTGACCCAACAGTCGCTTGGTCAAGCGGTCGCTCGGGGCGGGGGCGGCATGGTGCTGAATGATCAACGTCGGTTCTATGGATCCATCTCCAACGAAGAGCGACGGATGATCAAGGAAGATACTCAGGAACTACTTGAAAATATTCACGGGATTATCTGATGACCGTTTATCAATTTGCCCTTTCCGAAATAGCCGACCCGGTGAACTACCTGGTCGAATATGGCGTGCCGGCTCCCTACCAGCATTTCCAGAAATACAGCGAGGGGAAGGCTGCGGCGGATGGTACAGTCACAGGCCGTGGCTGGTCCTGGTTTGAGTGGTATTGGAATTATCTATCCCAGACCCACCGAGATATTATCAAGGCGTTTTGTGCCGACGACCTATCGGCCGAGGTATATGCTCGCACCCTTGACGAAGAGTTGGTCTGGCATACCTACCGGTGCCGGATGGTATGGCCGGTGGAGTCACCTGATATCCAGAACAGCCACAGCATGAAGGTCTCCATCCGTTTCATCGTGTTGGAGCAAATGGACTGATGGCACGCGCTTATACTGCCGGCGAGCTTGTGACGCTGCGATCCAGTGGGCACGCTACCCGGATCCAGGTCGCTTTCCCTGAGTTTCACACGATTTACACGGCAGAACTCGACACAGTGCCCACTTCTAACGATCAGGTGGGCGAGATTGCGTTTACCAACGGCTCGGGTACATTAGGGGACGTTTTGGCGGATATGACCCTCTACGTCGGCACCAGCGCCGGCGCGTTCGACCTGGGGATGTGCCGGATCCGCAAGGCTCCCATCGCCGGCACGTTCTATGTCGGGGAAATCAGCGAGATCGAGTGGGATGCCGGGGGGACGATCTACCTGACCGTAGTCGACGACTATGGACTCTGGTCGCGTCCGGTGCGGTTGGTTAGCGGCGTGGCAAAGATGGAATATGATGTTGATTACTCTGACCAGCACGAGGACTTTGACCCGGTGCCGGTGCTGGGCAGTCATAAGGTTGGGAAGCTCTCAGGCGGCACGGTGACTGTCCAGTTGGGGCCGTCCGCCGACACTGCATCCTGGGTGGAGGATAGCACTATATCGAGTTATGCCTGGGTGATAGCCGGGGCCGATAGTATCAGTAATGCTGCAATCGCTTCCCCTACGGCAGTGTTCAGCACTGCCGGCACATACCTGGCTTATTGTACAGTCACGGCTGCCAACGGGAAGAGTTTCAAGGGAGTCCGGTATATCGTTATTTATGATGACGACAATCCTTTGAAGCAGGCCAGGCTGCGCGGCTGGAGTTACGACTATGAGAGCGGGGGGCTGGCCTTCAACATTGAAATGGATACGGGGGCCGGCGTGAGCGCAATCCGCAAGCGTGCGCTTGCTATCCTGGTTACTGAGGACACACTGGACAATGTGAGCGAGTCGCCTCCCTGCCCAATTAACGGGAGTGAGAATATTCTAGGGATTGGCTGGATTGCCCAGGAAAATATCGACTTTCATCAGAAGTCGAGTGCAGTTGAGTTCACGATCCACAACGCGGCATATTGGATGAAGAGCATGGAGGGCTATCTGTCGGGAATCGAGATCACGGCTGCAACTCCAGATGACTGGACAAATATGCAGGCGTTGACGGTGCGTCGGATGCTTTGGCATTTTCTGCATTGGCGTACGACGGCAACTCGTATCATGGATGTCACCCTGACCAGTGATACCAAATACATGGCCGGCTTGAAAACCATTACAGGTGCGTTATGGGAGCAGGTCAATACAATTGCCCTGACCACCATTTTTGCCCGGCCTGGCGTGGACCGGTTCAACCGGTTATTCGTGGAAGTAGAACCACAGATGGAAGCCTCCAGGGGATCTATTCCCGAGGTGATCACACTTACGGAATCAGACTGGTCTAGTATCAAGGTCCTGGAAACGCATGACGTTTTGTCCATGCTGTACTGGTCTGGAGTATCTGTCAATGCGAGCGGGGATCCCCTCGCTTATGTGTCTCTTTCCCCTGGCCATATCCACAAACGTTATGGATCGACCGAGACTGGAGCTAACTATTTGGTTTCGAGTCAGAGCCAGTGTAATCAGATGTGCGGGTTGTATTTCGGCTGGAAAAACAACGCTTTCCAGTACGAGATCGATTTGGTTCATGCGCCTCGTTTGCTGGACTTGTGGCCAAGGCAATACATCAACCTGACCGTGTCGGCTGCTGAGGATCCCAGGGGAGTCGGCTACGATGGCAGTGCGGTTCCCCGCCGGCTGGAGTTCAGACACAATCCACAAGCTGGAGCACTGGATGTTTTTTTGGTGGTAGAGCCTGAGACGTTTGAGGGATTATCAATCAATGGAGATATTCCGGATAGCGTGGACGATGGAGCTATCCCCCCACTTCCCCCGCTTCCATCCCTCCCTCCACTCCCTCCAATTGATTTGGCCTTGACTCCGGTAGTGGTCGGGGATGAAACGCTTGGTCCGTCAACAGTGCTTATTTCGACCTCCAACTTTGGATTTTTATATACAACCAATTTCAACGAGGATGACCCTGAGTGGTTCCAGATGAATGCCGGCATGACCAGCACCGAGTACAACGATGTTCAGCGCGTTTTGGTTGCACCCAGCGGGGCAATTTTCGCCTTGTGCATTTTGGGTAGTGTTCGGCGGTATAGCTGGGAATTGTGGAGGACCGAGTCGTTGGGGGCACCATGGGAGCAGATATATTCAGACTCCCCGACCACTGCTATTGAGGCTATAGGTGTCAATCCAGACGTTGACGAAGAATTGATGATGCTCTCAGGTCCTAGTGGCAGTATGGATGTGTATCTATGGGATGGGGCGACCATGACACAAACGGCAGCCGGACTGGATGCACGCATTTGGGGCAGCGACGTTGTGCACTATGGCGATGGGTGGTTTTGTCAGCATGCAAGGAGTAATGCCTTTTCGAGCCAGTGTTACTCACGGTTTAGCGCAGCCGGTGGGATACAGGTCAACTCTCAAACTTACCCCACTACACCCCCGCAGCAGACATTTTCATCATCGCACCATCGAGCCGTTGGGGGTGGTGGTTACGTGTATGCTTGGAACTTAGACAAACGTTTCCTGAGAACCATCATAGATGGCGATGGGGCTGCATCACTTACCGCACAGCCTGACATTGGCGACCAAGATAGCTCCGACTACCCACAGCTAATCGCCTGTGACCCGACCGGCCAGTACCTGATGGGTAGCGATGAAGATACTTTGGCGAAGAAGTCATCCGATTACGGTGCCTCCTGGGGGAACGTGGATGCCAGTCTCGGGATCGGGTACAGGATGTTCGAAAACTGTAAGGGTTCCCCAACCGCTTTTTTGACGGGCACGACCCAGGTTGTGAAATATACGCCAGACTTTGGAACTACCTGGGAGATCAAGACCGGGAACCTGGCCAGCGTCGCTCCCCTGTGCGCAATCAACCATATTCGGTTTGTGAGTTGGTGAGTTGGTGAGTTATGCCAAAAACTAGATTACAAATCGAACGGGCGCTGATTCAACAGAGACAACTTCAAAACCTGCCCAAGAGCTTTATTGCCAGCCTGGGAGACCGGAACGGTACAGTTTCAGCCGGCGGGGGCAAGGTCTATGTCAGAGACATTATTAGCGGTTTCACCTTTCTGGCTACGAATGTGTCGGTGCCGAATATTTCCGGCCGGCTGGTCAATGTGGAGCAGCGGGGGCGTGAGTTGTACGTGGTTGGCTTTTGGAACATTTACGGCGGGGGCGATAATTCCGAGTCGTATGTCGCTCCCCACACCCATGGCTACGGGGACGAGAATCCGATTTTCATCAGCAAGGATCAACTCAAGCCATTCCTGGTTTTACCCTATAGCGGGTTCACGGTGCAGGTTTTCGGTGGTGTGTTTATCACCAGCCTGGGAGAGTTCGGAGTGCTGGCCAATCAACAGGTGGATCTGTCCGGGTACCAGCCGGCATCCGGGGCACTGTATGTCCTGTTGGAGTACGATGACACAGGAACGGTTTCTGTCACAGCCGGCAGTGCTGCCCTGAACAAAGACGCTTTGACCCTGGATGATATTCCGATTATCACGGATCACCCATTATGCGCGGTCAGGCTCTACGCCAGCCAGGCGGCGATCAGCCGGGATCCAGGAGGCTTGTATGATTTCGTGGATCCCAGGCTCTGCCTCTACGATCCTGTTCCACCTCACAACAGACTATCAGACATCGACGGGGGCGGGGACTATCTGGGAGTCCTGGAGGCTTACCACCTATCAGAAGCGCAGTGGGATGCTCTTGTCAAGAATTTCAGTGCTGATGGCTATCACTTCCATTCTGCCCAATATGTTGTTGTGGATCCGTATGGATGTATCGAGTCAACTAATGTCCAGGATGCTCTGGAGGAGCTCGAGGCGAAGATCGACGCGCTTCCCCAGGCCGGCGGGGGTTCCTGGGATGGGGATGTGGACGACGTTGACACAACATCCGGGTCTGAGATCGGGGCTGCCCTGGAGGACGCTGATCGTCTTTTAGGGGACGATGATTCAAGCGGCAATCCGGTCTGGATTTTGATGTCGAGGATCTGGACGTATATTTCCGGTAAGTTCGAACCAACCCCAGATTATACGGATATATCGGGCAATGATGCGGCGACCGACGTGAGTGGGGCGGAACTAGAAGAACTGACTGATGGAAGTGAAACGGTCTTGCACAGTCACGCGGTAACCGCCTGGGATGGGGATGTGGACGACGTTGACACAACATCCGGGTCTGAGATCGGGGCTGCCCTGGAGGACGCTGATCGTCTTTTAGGGGACGATGACTCCAGCGGGAATCCGGTCTGGATTTTGATGTCTCGCGTCTGGACGTATATTGAAAGTAAGCTGCAGGCAGTTACCGACCTGTCCTCGTATAGTTGGTTTTTGGACGAGGACGACATGGCATCCGATGATGCTACAAAGGTAGCCAGCCAGCAATCGATCAAAGCGTATGTTGATTCAAGGGCACCAAAAGAGCAATGGACGGGAACAGGCGCAAACGGGCAGGTTCCAGCATCCAGTACCCGCTATTTAGGCCCTCAGTCCGAGGCAGGGTTGCAAACAGGCGCATCTCAGTTGCCGACCAGTGTGAAGGCAACGGTTACAAGCATAACCTTTGTGACTGGCGATGCGCAGCCCGCGACCGGCAGCCTGGTTATCACTGTTCTGGTCAATGGCGCTGCAAGTGGCTTTTCCTTGACCATCCCAGCAGGGTCGGCTGCCGGCACTTACTCGGCTACTGGAACAGCGAACTTGAATGCGAGTGATCTATGGGGTTATCAGGTGGTCAACAATGCTACGTCCACAGGCCCACGAATGCGCGGTTATGTGGGAGTGTTGGAGTATTGATGACTGTACGCATTGTCAGTCAATGGGTTATATTAGGAGTGCATTTGCTCATTGTGGTTGGTGCGCTAGTAGGATTATGGTTACGTCCGACGAAACGATTCTCTATTGTTTTGTACCTCATTTTTGGGTTGTTGGGAGCAGCCTATTACGGATGGATCCTGACGTCCGGCGAAGATTTGACCTCGCTATCCCAAAGTCGAACCAACCTGTCCGCAATCCTGAGGCTGGTGCAGACCAGCATGATCGCGTATTTGATGTGGCTGAAAAACTTCGCAACACGCAATGGACACTAGTATCTTTTACCAGATCATTTTGCCCCTGCTGGTCACCGCCGCATTTAACATCGTGCTGTTCTATTTGCAGTGGCGCAAGGATCGGCCGTCACAGGCAGCGCACATAAACGGACTGAGAGCGTCTACCATCCAGACCATGCAGGAGACCATTGACTCGCTGACACAGGAGAACCGCAAGTTGAGAGAAGAGATAGACGACCTGACCAGAAAGCTGGATGAGAATACCATGTTGTTGGCTGCTGAGATCGAGAAGCGTAAGGCATTGGAGAAGGTGTGGAAGGCGTGAGACCGGATAACCCGCAGGGTATGAATAACCTCACGGCCTCCAACTATGGAGGCACGGCTTTGGTGATCTTAGGAGGAGAGTCGGCTCGGGGCTGGCAATCCTTGAGAGACTCCCTGGATCCGGATGTGGTCATTGGCGTCAATGGGGTATGCTTCGAGATAGACGATCTGGATTATCATTTGGTCGTGGAAAATATGCACCTGGCTGCCGGCCGTGCTGCGAAGGGTGAGGAGCGGTATCGGCAGATGATGAGGATACTATCCCCTGACCATCATGCTCGCCGGCGGTTGTATTCGTTTTTGAATTGGAAAGATCCGGTCCTGATTGATGACCGTATCAGGAACGTGGTCAAGATCAAGCGCATGGGCGAGCTCGGGGACGATTACGAGGCGCAGTTCGTACGGTTCAATTTTCGAGCGTATGGGGACGGGTTCCTGGCCGGCCCTCTCTTCGACCATCCTGGAGCATTGACTTCGGAGCGTATACAGTTTCGGGTCGGGACTGTTGGCACCCAGGCGATCCATTTGGCCGGCATCCTGGGGTGCGCGGAAGTTCACACCATTGGGATGGATTTTTGCAGTCTGGACCATTGGTATAAATATCCGAAGTATCAACCGGACCGGTTCCGGACCGGGAGGATGTTCACGCAGTTCGCCGGCCTGCAGACCCAGCACGACTGGCTGCAGGGAGCCCGATGGTTGGGGACGTTAGAACCTTTGTTCGAGCGCGATGGGTTGCGGTGGGTTGACCATAGTCACGGTCTGTTCGAGGCCATGGGTTTGTTTTGCGCTTCTACGTCTACGACCCCGTCCACTTCGGGCGGGGCTTCCGTGCCGGCCAGGAGAGCTCATGTGTAAAATTTGCGGGAAGCCGAAATCAGCGCATATAACAGTTTTGATTCGCAAGAATGGCCTGGGGTCGGAGGTTATTGAGAAACGGTTGAAGTGCCCGGACCATATCGCGTTTTATACGGAAGGCGAAAAAGATGAGCGACAAACTTGATACACTTCGGATCAACGGCTTTGGAGATACTGCCAACATTGACATTATCAGAAAGTGGATTGACCAAGGAGATGGCACCCATGCCGTACTGGTGGCCACCGCTTTGGCATCCGGGCAGAACGTCATTCTGTCTACCTTGAATTCGTCTACTGAGAAACTGGCGGCGGGAGAGAGTTTTATAGGCACAGCCGAATCCATCCTTTCCTACGCTGAAATAACGATCTCCATTTATTCTGACCACCCCTCTGCCACTGATGGCGTTCAGGCGCAGTTCTCGGTAGATAATGACCACTGGCACACGACTGACGAGTTCACCCATTTAGGCCTCGGAAAATTCAAAACCTGGAAGCTCCAGCGTGTAGCGCCTTACTTCCGTTTAGTCTATGTCAATGGCAGTGAGGATATGATCGCGTCTGACCATTTTCACATTACGGTCATGTACTCATTTATGGCTGGCGTCCAGTGGTCGCACAGGGTACGCGATGATATTAGCGGCGAGGATGACGCTGGCCTGATACGCTCCATCCTGGCCGCTGATCAAGGCAGCAATGTATACAGCAATATCGGCGCAACCCTATCCGGGAACCTGCGCGTCACTGACGCTGAGAACGGATTAGCCATCGCCAAGGGAGATGTGGAAGGAACGACCTTTGTCCACAAGTTCGGGCAAGCGCCCGATTTCGATACGGGTGACGGGGAGGTCACGGTTTGGGATGGGGCAGACGATGGTAATCTCAACCTGATGAGCTACGTGTACAGCACTACCGCCGCCATTGACAGTATTAGTTCCAGCAACAGCGCCGACACGCAGGTCGTTGTTTTGCAGGGTCTAAATGCCGACCTTGAGTTGGTCGATCAGAGCGTCACGCTGAACGGACAGAACAGGGTTGCTCTGACTACTCCACTGCTCCGCGTGTTCAGAGGGAAGAACAATAGCGCTACGGCCTTCAACGGTTACATTTATGTGTATGAAAATACCGCTATCAGTAGCGGTGTCCCGACTGACAAAACGAAAGTGCGCTTGGTGATTCAGGGCGCAAATAACCAGACCCTGATGGCCGTTTATACCATCCCGATTGACCGCGTTGGCTACATGCGTGATTGGTACGCATCTACCGCAGGGGCATCAAAAACGAGCCAGTACATCATTAGGTTATGGGCGCGTGAATACGATTCTGTTGCCGGTAGTTGGAAAGCGTGGCAGCTAAAACACGTGACCAGTATCAGTGACGTAGGCACCAGTTACATCCAGCACGTTTATGAAGAGCCTGAAAGGTTCGCAGGGGGCGTAGACATCAGGATGACCGCTCAGGCCACCGCTGTAGGCGCGGTAGGAATAGCCATCGCCGCAGGGTTTGATGTTGTGCTGGTGGAGAACTGATGGAGTTGCAGTATGGTTCTAGTGCCTCCATATATTTTGCCGGCCGCTGGAAAGAAATTAGATGATTGATGCCAATTTCTGGAGCGTGGGGTCAGTTCCCCGATATAGATGCCTTAGAGGAGCGGATTGCCAGGAATCGCAAATGGTACATTCAAGGGTTGGAACTAAAAATGGACGCGAAAATCCTGAACAGGGCCAAATTGGATGAGTATGTCGCAATTTTGAAGTTACGGCAACTCTTGGAGGAGCAGTCGGCTCTCCCTCAGAGGCAATACACAATAAAGGAGACTCCCTTTACGGAGTTTGAGCGATGGCTATAAAAAAATTGGGTATCGTGCCTGCAGCCGGCCTGGGCTCCAGGTGGGGATATTATCCAAAGTTCCTGCTCCCCTGTGGAGAGCGTGTGTGGCTGCTAGACCGGACGATAAACGCCATGCCGGCAGAGCAGGTTATTGTGGTTTATTCGGATGCGACCGCTGGGGAGATTGTCAGGCACATTGATCGATGCGGTCTAAATGACCGGGTACTACTCAGACCGAATGAGCGCATGGATCTCGATTTCTGGGGTTCCATCCTGGCCGGCCTGGAGGACTATGCCGACTATTATTATTTTGCGATGCCGGATACCTACCCGGATGTGAGCGTGTTCGCTGAGTTCCCCATGGATGGGATCTCACTCGGGTTACATCAGACCGACCTGCCAGAGCGGTTTGGGATGCTCAGGGAAGGGGTGATTATCAATAAGCAGATGGGGGAGCCTGGCCTGGCCTGGGGGGTGCTGGGATGGAGTCGGGAGGTGCGCGATCTGTGGCTGACTGCGCACCTGGAGACATACACGGACGCGATCAACTTGGCTTTACAGGAGTTCGTGTGGTATGGCTTCAAAATGGGGTATTATTACGACATGGCAAATTTCGACTCTTATGTGCAATTTTTGAAGGTGTCCCGATGAAACGTTTTTTTGTTTTCGAGAACAAGGACTCTGCCCGTGCCTATGTTCTAGCGTTGGAGTCCGCCGGCTATGTCCGGGTGGATAAGCTCGACCAGGCTGATTTCATCCTGTACGATATTGAGAATCATTTCCGTCGCAGAGAGATGAAGGAGGATTTCATCATAAACCGAGGGCCGGCTTTTGTTTACCCTCACACTCCCCTGACCTGCTATATCTGGGATGGGATTTATGAGCCTCTCCCTGTGGCCTGCAATTTCGTGGCCGGCGAGGGGCAGCGTGCGGTTATGAAGGCCTACGGATATCCGAACCGGGTGGAGGCCTGTGGGTTCCCGCGTTGCGATGTGCTCCCCTTCCGGCCTGCAAAGGCTCTTGACCTGTTGTTTGTTCCTGCCAGGCCCAGGCGCGACAAGGGCCGGCAGGCGAAGTTAGACGAAGGGGTGCTGAAATTTGTACTTGATTACAACGATGTTTGGAACAGTGTCACGATCTGCCGGCTGGCCGGCCAGTTCCCAAACCTGCACGATGGAGACCTCGGATGGAAGGTGATCACGACCAATCCAAAAGCGACAGCCAATCCCGCCGGCGATATGATCGAGCGCATTGACCAGGCCGGCCTGATGATTTCAGTCACTACCCCAGCGGCCCTGGGGGTCGCTCGGGGATGCCCTACTGTCATGTATGGACAGGATGAGCCTCTCGAGACGATTACCGGCCGGCGAGCCAAGAATTTTGAGTCCTACCGTGATCTTTATGCCTATCCCTTGTCTCTGGAAGGGATGACCATCGATGAGGTGCTCGGGTTCGCAGTATCCGGGTCCGGTGCAGTAGAGCACTGGAAAGCTGCGCACATTGGCTCTAATTTCGACAGGGAGCGGTTCCTGGGAATTGTTAGGGAATATCTATGAGAACGCTGACAAATCCGAACCACAAAAAGCCGGCTGGTTATAAACTCAAGGCCGTCATTTTTTTTGTGGTCACCCACTGGAGAGATGACGACACGTCTGGCTATCACAAGGAACGGATGGAGGTCATCCAGACGTGCCTGGAAACCATGCGCGACCGGGCTCATTGCGATCATACATTTTTTGTCTGGGATAACGGCTCGAGCCGGTTGCTGCTAGACTGGCTGCAGGATGATTTCCAGCCGGACATCCTGGTCCAGTCACCCAATCTGGGGAAGGGGCTGGCCAGAGCTATGGCGTTGAAGATGCTCCCCCTCAATGCGGTTGTATGCTGTTCAGATGATGACATCTACTATTACGACAATTGGCTTTTCCCCCAGGTGGGAATATTGAGACTGTTCCCAAATGTTGCGGCTGTGAGCGGCTACCCTATCAGGACTCAATTTCGACGCGGAATAGAATCGACTTTAGAATGGGCTCGGGCGTGTGCAAAGTTGGAGCAGGGTCGTTTCATTCCTGAAAGCTGGGAACGGCAGCACGCTGCTTCCGTGGGCTGGTCCTGGGATAAATATAATAAGCTCACTGAGAATGATGTGGATTACAGGATGAGCTATCTAGGCCAGCGGGTCTATGCCCAATCCCATCATTGCCAGTTTATTGGGATCGTTGAGAAAATTTCCCAGGTTGCGGATGCAGCAGTGGACGGACTGCTGACTCCGGACGAGTGGCCTTTTGACGTTGCTCTTGGCGAGGTTGGCTTGAGACTATGCACAGAGGAGCGACTCTGCCGGCACATAGGCAATATCCTGGATGAGGATCTGCGAGATGTTCGATAAGTCTCACAACAGACCGGACGAGCCTTTTATCATTCGCCGGCACAAGGGGAAATTCGAGGGAGGCCGTGCTCTGATTATCCTGGGTGGTCCGAGCGGGAAAATGTGGGAGTATTTCAAGAAGAAGTTGAATCCGGACGTGATCATTACTTGCAATAGCGCAACTGCGATTCCTGGTGCTGAGTATTGGCTGGTTGGCGAGAACCTGAACCGGGCTTTTATCTATTCTATGAAGGGCATCGAGCGGGATATAAAATACCTGCATGTGTTCAGGGCTGAAAACACAGCCAAGTATAGATTGATCAACTGGCAAAACTGGATCCCAAACTGTCACAAAAACCTGCCGTCTGTCGGCTCCCATTTCGGGCTGCATACTCCCAATATCATCCGTTTCAACCGGGCGCACATGGATAAGAATTTCAGTCTGAGAGAATATGACCAGGGGCTGCTGCTGGGCGCGATATTCAAACGGCGAGCCGAGTTGGGGTGCCGGACAAACTGGAGCGTGGGAGGAGTGGCATTCCAGTGCTTACATTGGGCCGGCATCCTGGGGTGTGCGAAAGTTCACACAATCGGATTTGACCTGGGATTCCCCGAGGGGCGTGACCTGCAGCATCATTGGTGGGATGGTCTGCCCGATTATGAGCCGGATAGCTTCCGGACCGAGCAGGTATTCACGCGCCAGTACGGGATGGATACGCAGTGGGATTGGGTCGAGGCTGCGAATTTCGCATCCGAGATCGAGCCAATGTTCAGCCGTGCCGGCCTGGAATGGATTGACCATTCGAATGGATTATTGACCCGGATGGGAGTATGGTGTACTAATGGATAAGCGCGAGGAGATCTGGGATTATTGGTACAACCCTCCGGAAGAGAACAGGCCTGAGTGTTATGTGTCGGGAATCCGGTCTGATAAGCGCAGCCAGTTTCTGTTGGACCTGTTCCGTAAACATCACGTAGCGTACTCCCATACTGTGCTTGAGTTAGGTTGTAACGTTGGCCGGAACCTGGCAACCCTCAGCCAGGCCGGCTACCAACGGCTTTATGGGATCGAGATCAATCCGGATGCAATTGAACTGATGGTGGACAAGTATCCTGAGCTCGCAGCTAAAATCCGGATCGGAGCAATCGAGGAGCAGTTGCCGACACACAGGACGGTGCATGTCATTTTTTCAGTGGCGGTGCTTATGCACCTGCATCCTGACAGTGAGTGGGTTTTTGCTAAAATGTACGAGCGCACGCGCAAGCTGATCATCACTATCGAGGACGAGAAGAGCCGCAATGGCTCCCTGCATGTATCCCGCAACTATCGTGAAATTTTCGAGAGTCATGGAATGCACTGCATTGATACTGTTTATCACGTCCCTGGTGCGAACAGTCATTATGTAGCCAGGGTGTTCCTGAAAAAACTGAGGCGATAATGCGTTGTCAGTTTTGCAATTCACCCAAGCTGCGCTTTTTGAGGTCGATGACCAATGTTGACAAGTACCATTGTCGTGATTGTAAAAAAACAAATTTTGTCCCTCGAGACCGGTCGGAAATTAGGATTCCCCGCCGGCCGGCACATCCTTCTCGCCCTCCAGTTGTCCCTGTCGAATATACTGCATTTGCTTGCTTCAACCACCAGGGTAAGGCTGACAAGTTCATCGATGCTATCAATCGCGGAGGGAAGTACCATTTTGTGGATGGTTTCAATTATCCGGGGACTCTTTTTGTATTGACCGATACCGACATGGGGGGGCGGCGATTCAAACTGGATAAGATGCGGAATCATGGCACTAAGGTCTTTTTTGTCTATCCTCACGCAGCCAGGCCGGATGTGGTGAACGATATTTTCAAGGAGTGGCACTATACAACGGCGCATTTTGTCAGTGCCCAGGGGCATGTCGAAGTGATGGAGGCGTTCGGGTATTCTCGCCCTCTGGAAGTGGTCGGCTGGTCGCTTTGCCCGATCCGGCAGTTTCGGCCTCGAAATGAGCCTCGGGAAGTTCTATTTGCTCCCATCCATCCTCGCTGCAGTGGAGTTGACCAGGATGTCAACCGGGGGACGTTCGAGCGCCTGGCTCGGCTGGCTTATGACGATGATATCCATTTGACTGTACGCTTTGTGAAAAACCTGGGGGAGTCTGGGCTCGAGAAAGTAGAGCATCCAAACATCAGATATACGGTCGGATTCATGAATAATGCCTTTGACCAGATCGATGGCGCCGACCTGGTTGTAGCGCACCAGACGTTCCTGTACCTGGCCGTGGCTCGGGGGGTGCCGGCAGTGGCCATGGCCACGGATATGCCGACTCACATTCAACACAGGCGTGGACCGGTCATGTGGGCACGCAATTGGAAAAAGTACGAGCACCTGGTTGCGTTTCCTTACGATATCATGCAGTGTGAAAATAAGGGACAGACTCTCAGCCTGCTCCGGCGTGCGATCCAGGATGACGCGGAGATAGCCGACTGGAAGAGACGCATGATCGGGAGTCCGTTCCGGCGTGATCGGTTCCTTGCAAAAATTGAGAAATATCTGTAGAATAGGTTTACACTAGTGTTCCCGGTCGTATGCCGGGAGAAGGAGATTTCCGATGGCGAAACAAAAAAACTTCTTGATGAAGGTAGTTGAGTGGCCGGCTGAATTGACCGCTGCTTTGACTGCCCTACTGTTGTGGCCGGCATCTTGGTTGACTGATTGGTTATTCAACTTGGCCGGCATTGATATTGGTGAGCAACTAAAGGTTTTGGCGGCTGGCATTGCTGCGCTGCTTGCCTTTGTGGGACATGCCTTGCTTGAGAAGTTCATCCCGGTCCAGTATCACAACATTGTGAATGCCGTACTGAAATGGTTGGCAGGTGTCCTGGTCGCTTATTATCTGATTGTCTAACGAGAGGTAGGTAATCAAAACTAAAAACTCCCCTCGAGCCTGAGCAGCTTGAGGGGAGTTTTTTTTCCTGTTACCTCGCTTCGCATCCTAGTTGTTTGGGGTTCGGATCCAGGCAGCCGGCCCACACCCGACGGCCCTGCTCCATGATACACCATCCTGAGTCTGTTGGCATGCAGGTGACCGGATCTCCCTGGCTCAGATACTCAACCCGCATCATATCCATATCGCGCACCCACAGGCGATAAGCCGACACGGTGTAATCTCTGGCTGCCGGCGTTGGGGATGGGCTTGGCGCTTCCCCCTTCCCCGCTTCTACGTCTACGACCGTGCTGGTCAGGATGGGCGTCGGTACCTGGGGCGTGCTGGTAGCCGGCGCCGACTGGAGTTGACAGGCCATGGAAGCCAGAGCCAAGATGAGTATCAGCCGTTTCATTTCACTCGTTTCCCTTTTCGGTCATACATTCGCATTTGCGTTGTGAGTGATTTTTCCTCCAGGTCTGTCAGGTATTTTGTTGCCCCGATGACCCAGGCCGGGATCCCCTCGCGGCTTTTCGCCGGCAAAAATAGCTTTTTCCTGAGCTTCTTGTCTTTGGGTTCCTTGCCGTGTACCAACAGATTGTGGATGTGCGCTTTGTTGACTCCAAGCCGGCGAGCGAGCCGGCTCATGTTGCTCTCGCACTCCAAATATTTGGAAACCAGTTTTTCGGGCACATTGGGTGGATATTTGCTCTTAGGGGTACGTGGTGCAGTCATAGAGGTTCTCTTCTCAGGGATACCGTTATTTTTGATAACGAGGCATGTTTTTGGCCTCAGTCAATTTTGTCTGTTGGCACTTCTGTTGGCACTTTCAACGGTTGGTTGGCAGTGCCAACAGGTTCGATTCCCTTGTCTGTTGGCACTTTCAACGGTGTCTATTTTTTCGACTCCACGGATTGAGTGAAGTGCGAGGGGTTATGGCTGGGGCTGCTCTCTTCCTGAGCTTTACTTCAACCAAAACAAGCGATCCGCAATTCATACAGTTTACAGCAGCATAATCTTCGACTTTCCTGCGATCCTTATCGATTAGCTCTACTCTACATACAGGGCATATTATCATCATTGGAGTATCCTTTTTTTGCTAGTTCTTCCCTGTTGGCACTTTCAACGGTTGGTTGGCAGTGCCAACAGGTTCGATTCCCTTGTCTGTTGGCAAAGTGCCAACAAGAATCACCACGGTTGCCGGCTGTCCCTTGTAGTCGGCAGTTGCCAACAGAGCCTTATTCCGATTGATTAGCGTTGCCAACACTGACCACATCACTGCCAACAGGATATCGTCCGGTTCGTTGCCATCGCTCATATTCGGCGCGGATGACTTCGAAGCCGGGGCTATCGTGATTAATCCAGGCGACTGTTTTTCTTTTTTTGTTGCGTTCACGGAAGCACACTCCTCGAAGTTCTCCGGTTTCACGGTGTATCCGCCATTCGCGGCGGGTTCCTGTTGGCACTTTCAACGGTTGGTTGGCAGTGCCAACAGGGTTTACAAGGCTAAAATCTTGAATGCCAACAGATTGCAGGCCGACTGCCAACAGATCAATGTTGTCTGTTGGCAGTTCTGTTGGCACTCTGTCTGGTATCCCCGCCGGCCCGGTTAGCTCCGATCCGACGGTCGGGTAAAATCCCGGGTTTCGTTGGCGTAGGCTGGCTGACGGATTACAGGAGGACTCTGGCGTTTTCGGTTGATTTCTCCATCGCCGTCCAGGTCGCGGTTGAGATCCTGCTCTAGCTCTCCAAGAGTCATACCGGCTTCTATGGCAGCGTTGGCCTCGCCGGCGGTCAGTTTGCCCTCTTGGATCAACCGAATGTAGGATTTTATCTCTTCACGTTGCACCTGCTCTTTGCCCCATTGACGGATTAATTTTTGCCTGGTCCTGTAGTCCAGATCGTTTTCGCGTTCCTTCTCACTCACCAAGCGTTTGGCAGCGGCCTCGTCTGAGGATAGAATATAGATCGTTCCACATAGGGCATAGACGAACATCAGAGTCGGGATAGCCACAATAACCCAAATTTGTGCCTGGTGGGGGATGGCTTGGAAGTCTGTAAGGAATGCAATTGTAGAAGCGATCACCATCCCGCCGGCAATCCCCGTGGCTACAATAGATATGCCCGAAATCCCCATCATGACCAGCATAGAGATTTTTTGCCGTATGTTTTTCTCTTCACGACGGAAGTACAGCCATTTGGCCAGGCCGAATGCAAATTCGGTCACGGTCACGAATGCAATCGCGTAGATTACTGCCAGGACCATGTGACCGATGTCGGTATTGTAGTAAATGCCGGCTTCGGTTCGGTGGGGGGCAATTCCCATCATGAAGCCGAGGGTAGACGTGAACATGGCAGAGACTAGCAGGAAAAAATATAGCCAGGCATTCTTTCGGATCTCTGATTGCAGTGACAGGTCATCCAGTTCTGGTCGCTTATTGGCGCTATCCTTCATGCTGGAGACCAGTGTTCGCCGGCCTACATAATCGTTCAGTTGTTCATCCAGATCATCAGTTTCGTTGAACATAGTATCGTTCATTTTTGCTCTCCTTTTTTTTCTAGCGTCTTTTCAATTAGATCAAGTTTATTTTTCATTTGGGCAGGTGTACCGAACAAGGTCGGCAACGTCCCTCCGAGCGCATTGCCGATGTTGTTTTTTTCCAAATCTTCAAGAGCCCATCGTTTGCATTCTTCATCTGTTGGTTCGGGAGTTACGCTCATAGACTACTCCTCCCCTGGGAACGGTTTGTCTTTGGTGGCAGGGCAGTTATTCCAGGCATCGCGGAGGGCTTTACGCAGGACTCCGACTTCAGTCCGGTTTTTGAACTCTTCCGGATCTTTGACCCAGCCGGCGAGGGCGAGTTCCTGGATTGCGATTTCTTCGCCCTCTGTCAATCGGTAGGTTTTGGGTTTGGTTTTGTCTCTTGACATTTAGCACAACCTTTCGTATTATAGGAAATGAAAACCATCATGTAATGACATTCTACACCAGATTAGTTAGACTTACAAGATGGTTTCGGAGGTTTGTATGGATTACTCTGCAATAATTGCTAAGGCCAAGATGAACGCGAAACGATGGGCAATCTTGAGGTATCTGGATGATTATTACTTGGAATATGGGTATGGTCCAGTATTACGTGAGATCGGGGATGCCTGTGGAGTTAGTTCGACCAGTGTTGTGAATTTTTATCTCGAGCCCATGCGCGGCGCCGGCCTGCTGGACAGCATGACTTTGCCAAGTGGGCATACGGCTCCCCGCACCCTGCATGTGACCGACCTGGGCAGGGAGTTGCTGGCAGCATGGTATATTGAAACGGAAGGAGGTGATTGGAATGGTTGAGATGTTGCTGTCTCTGTTCGATGTTGTTATGAACATTTTTACCTGGGGCTATTGGGGTCAGTCTCAAGGCCAAAAGTCCAGCCGAGTTACTCGAGTCAAGAATTTTTATGAAATTAAGAGAAAGTGACTTGACTTGCGTGATTTGTCAATATATAATGGGGAGTGGATGGTGGATACGATGTCTGCTCCCCGCTGTCGTATCCCAGAGACTGCCGGAAAGTTCTCGGGTCATTGAGCCAGTCGCAATCTGGCTATCCCGTAACTCCTAGACCGGCAGTCTCGTTTTAATTAGGAGGTTGTTGTGAAAAAAATATATCATCCAGGTAGCAAAAAGGGGAGCGGTCGTCAATGGCGCAAGCCATACATTCCACCCGTGCCGGCGAAGCCGTCTGTTGTGCGCTTTGTTCCGGCCAACAAGTTGATGGGTTGGGATGAGCGCCAGAATCTGCTTTTTATCATGGGGGATGGATCTTATCATATTTTCCCTGCCAAAAAGAAGGCACAATCGGCTATCTGGCACACAGTCAACAAACTGGCCGGCTCGGCTGGTCATTACACGGATTACAGAATAGAAGATGCCTAGGTACGGCTGGCGTTATTGCGTTTGTGGAAAACGATTCCAGCCAGAGAGCGCATCGACGACGAAGTGTCCTAGGTGCCAGGAGCAGTCCCTGGCGCCCGTGTCTGTTCGATGCGCAGTGGGTGCAATGCAGAATGAATATTGTGTTAGATGCGTTACGCTCCGGATGCACACCCTGGTCGGTCCCTATCACGGGAAGTATTATTGGAAGTGTCAGTGCGGTCGCTGGCATCTGGCTGATTTGGAAGGTTGGGTTATATGAGGTTCTCAGAGTGGCTGTACGGTCTATTGCATGATTTCCTGACCTCCATGGGCGAAGCCTGTATCATGGTGGTGATCGCGCTTGCAATTGCATTTGCGGTTGCACTGGCTGCCGGCTGGGTCAGTTGGCCGTTTTGAAAAAACTTCTACGTCTACGACCTTGACAGGCCTGCACAGGTGTGCTAGACTGTTTGTAACAACATAGCGCGAAAGCGCAAGCCCGGTTTGGCAGGCCGGCGAGACCAAGCGAATCACCTTTTCGGGGTGTTTCCGTACCGCAAGTCGTAGAAGTTTGGTCTCTATAACCTGCCAGCGGAAATACGGAAATACCCCCAAGAGGTGATTTTTGTTCCCACTAGGAGTTTGCAATGTTTGATCATCCTGCGACAATTTTCATTTGCCGGCGCTGCGGGGATGACGCTGGTCTGGATCCCGAGATATGTTGGTACTGCGGGAGATCGCTTTGTGTGGACTGCTGGGAGGAGCACGGTCACTGTGGGCACCCGGAAGCCGAGGCGATGAACGAACAGGCTCGAGCGGTGAATCAGGAGGAGGAGTCATGAGTGAAATGCACAAGGCCACTGATAGAAGTCGAGATGCAAAATATTTCACGATCAACCCTCGCATTGTGAAGTATTACAGCAGGACTCCCTATGATTACGCTCTCTGGGATACGGTGAAGGAAGTTGCTGGCGATTCCAGCGAGTGTTTTTTATCTACTGATGATCTGGCTATCCTTAGCGGCATGTCAGCCGGGAAGGTATCAGAGTGTCGCAAATACTGGATTGACCTGGGGTTTCTTGAGGGGGAGATAAGGCGGGATGCTGGTTACCCTCAACCGGTCTGGCACTTGACCATCCCGGATCTATGGAGCAGGAATATAAAATGGGCGGAGAATCATTTATCAATACAGTCTCGGGTTGAGTTCAAAAAGAGCCTTCATGAGGTGAAGGCTTCACCAGGTGAAGGAGGTGGGTCACCAGGTGAAGGAGGTGGGTCACCAGGTGAAACAAAGAATAACCAAGAGGATAACCAAGAGGATAACCAATTAGACGCTGGCGCGAAAAAACCTTACGACCGTGCCAAAGGTCTGGAGGAAGCGCGTCGGCGTAAGGCAGCCCAGCAAGCCAGGAAAGGGGATCCAGTTGATTGGCTGCTCGGGCACGCTGACGAGATTGCTGCGGTTGAGGGGATGCGCCGGCGGGTAGAGTCTGCTCTGAATAAGAACCTTGAGCGTTATTGGGATGCAACCACCTCCGAATGGTGCGGTTATGAAAAGGAGTTGATTGCTCGAGAAAAGGAAACCGGCGAGACCATCGAGATGTTTATGGAATGGTTCAATGAGGATGACTTCCGGCGGAACAACCAGCGCATTTGGTTGAAACCTGCCAAGATCGAGGAGCTCTGGCGGGAGGCTTTCACTCCGCAGAGCGACTCTCCCGAGCCGGCTGACAAATTGGAGACGCTATGACTAATAGTTCAACGCTGGTATTCACTGCGGTTGAGGCATCGAATGCCACGACCGATTATGTGGAAAATATTCGCAAGGGCGGCGACCAGGGCATGCCTATTTATATCAATGGCATGGAGTATGACCCAGAGTCCGGGAAGGGGTTCCTGCCGGTGGTGCCTGGGGAGTTGATCACAGTTTTGGGCCGGCCTGGGAGCGGGAAGTCATCTCTCATGATGAGGTGGGCTCGCATGCGTGCCGGGCATCTCAAGCACATGGGGGTCGACAACAAGGTTGTCCTGTATATGACTGCCGAGCAGTTGGTGGAGGAGTTGCGGCTCTTCCATGTGGCTGCCGAGCTCAGGATCTCGATCACCGACATGGCTGCCGGCAAGCTGGAGCCAGAGGATTGGGATCGGGTGCAGAAACATTTAGAGAGTCCGCACATGATGACCAGCCCTCTGTGGTTTATCGGGAAGAGCAAAAAGCGCCGGCGCGATAAGACCGAGATCACGGAAGATAATTTGCGGCTGGCCATGGGGGATGTGGAGACGTGGCAGGGTGACCAGGTTGTCCAGGAGATCGACTCCATTTTCATTGACTATCTGCAGCGGTTCCGGCCTCGGGGATCTGCCTGGGTGGAGTTTTATGGGGACCTGGTCAACGGGCTCAAGAACCTGGCCGAGGATTTCAATACTCGTATGGTGCTGGGCTGCCAGGCCAAGCGCGATGTGGACAATCGCCAGGTGCCTATCCCTATGATGGATGACGGCCAGTGGACCTCGACCGTGGAGCAATTCTCCGATGGGGTGCTGTCCGTTGTCCGGCCGGCGCATTACGTCACGCCAGACGAGAAAATTCCGCCAAAGTTTGGCAAAGCGGACTCGCCTCTGCTTTACGTGAAAGACCATAACGATATGATCATTTCGGTTTTGAAACGGAAGAAAGGGCCGGAGAACTTCAAAAAGTTTGTAAAGTTCGAGCCTGAATATAACTATCTGGTCCAGGGGGAAATGAAATATTATAACGAGACCTTGGACGTTGACAATCCGGAGGAATCCAATGCGTGAATCACAATTACATCCTGAGTTCTATGAGTTGCAAGGTCATGTGCAATATGTTGTCGAGCGGATCCGAGGGCGCGAGTGGAGCAGTACCTGCCCAGAGTGTGGGGGCTCTCCACATTCGAGCGGGGAGTGGCCGGACCGGTTCCGGATGTTCCCTGCATCCTTTAGTAAGACCGGGATCTCTATTGGGTGGTGCAGGGTCTGCGGATTCAAATGGCTTCCGGATAAAGAGTTCAAGCCGGATCCTGAAAAACTGGAGCAGTGGAAAGCAGAGCGGATTGCCGAGGAAGAGCGGCGAAAGGCCGAGGCCGAGAAGGCTCTGCAGTTGCTCCGGGATGAGAAAAAATGGGAGCTTTATACAGAGACCCTGTTCTTCGAGGATGCCGGCGCGAGATACTGGTCTGATGCCGGTATCAATAATGTGAATTTGTGGATAGAGTGGGGGCTGGGGTGGGATCGGGAACATTCATTTTGGTACGACTCCGGAGGGGGATGGGAGAAGCATCTCACACCCACGGCCACGATTGCCGAGCGCAATCTGGATGGGGAGGTGGTCAACGTAAAACACAGATTGATCAATCCGCAGCCGGACGGGACGAAGTACCGCATGGAGTATTCTGTTGGGTTTGAGCCGGTGTTCATTGCTAACCTTGAATTGTGTAATGACGCGGATTGGGCGTTCCTGGTGGAGGGGGAGAAGAAGGCGGCGGTCACCTGGCTGACATTCGACGACGCTCGTACCCAGGCCTTTGGATTACCAATGTCACCCAGCCGTGAGTTGCTGGACGCTATCAATGCCGGCCATATCTGTTACATTCCGGATCCCGACGTAAAACCCTGGGCTCTCAAGAATGTGCGGGATGCGTATGGGGAGCGGGATCTCAAAATCCTACGACTCAATCAAAAGGTGGACGATTACATCCTGGGAGCCGGCTATGACCGGGATTCGTTTCGCGCCATCGTGAAGCAGGCCAGGCGTGTGTGATCTTGTGGTCAAGCCCAGCATCATGGAGTTGTGGTGTATGGGCTGCAAGGCCTGGGTTGACCAGGAGTTGATTTTTTCGACGGGGGAGTATATTTGTCTATTCTGTGGAACCATTACGGTTCTGGAGATTGAAAATCTAGGAGGTTGTGATGTCTGATTTCAAGCAATTTGCTATCGTTGAGTTATTTGGGCACCAGATGATTGCCGGCGAGGTCACCGAGCAGGTGATCGGTGGTCAGGGGTTCGTGCGGGTGGACGTGCCGGCGACCGATGCCCAGGACGCGTTCACCAAATTCTATGGCGCCGGCGCCATCTATGCCATTACGCCAGTGGACGAGCCGACGATGATGTCTGCGGTCCAGGGATTATCAAAGCGTCCGGTCGAGGTGTGGAAGTTGAACTTGAAGCAGTTGACCGAGCGCAGCGATCCGGAGCGGGATTTTCCGGAGTGGGATGATGAATAAACTCTACACGTTTATGATGGGATTTCTTACGGCCATCGCGTTGATGGCTCTGATTCAAGCTCTGGTGGGAGGGTGAAATGAAAAGGCGACCTATTTTATTCTCTACTCCCATGGTTCGGGCGATCCTGGATGGGCGCAAGACCCAGACCAGGCGGGTAATCAAACCGCAGCCGGAGTACAGCCGGCTTATTGGGCCGACGATGTACGCGCCGACCGTGATCGACCGGGACGGGTTCGATCAGCCTGGGGCTGAGATTTATGGGGTTTACTCGGAAGATGGGGAATGGGGAGTCCGGTGTCCTTATGGCCGGCCTGGCGACCGGCTCTGGGTGAAAGAGACGTTCTGTCAGGATGATGGGGGTGGGTATCATTATCGGGCAACTGAGGCAGATACCATCCCTGGCTTGACTGCAAAATGGACTCCCTCGATTTACATGCCTCGGGCAGCCAGCCGGCTGGAGTTGGAAGTGGCGGATATCCGTGTGCAGCGGATCCAGGAAATCAGTTACGAGGATGCCGTTGCCGAGGGGATCTATCACGAATACCCCAAGGCTTGGGCACAGTTTCGTGATCTCTGGGATTCGATCAACGCAAAACCGCGACCTCGCCAGGATGGTTCGTATTACGTGTCGTTTCCCTGGGATGCCGGCTCGGAAGTCACGGAACATCGTGGCCGGCCATGGTACGTGGAAGGTAACCCATGGGTGTGGGTGGTTGAGTTTTAAACCCTTGATAAATAATAGACTTTAGTGGTATACTTGTTCTATCTAATCATGCCCCATATGGGGTACCATCCTCTAGGAGATAAGGAGTTTTCATGGCTGAAAAAATAATCAAGAACGTTAGTGCGACTCTCGCTATTCCCGCAAATGACCGGGACTGGCTGGTGCGGTTTGCCAGGGCGACAGGGCATATCCGGACTCACCCTCAGACGGGGGAAGTGGACGGGAATCTTTCCTGGGCGGTCAATGAAGCCATAGGCTTCCTGCGAGAGCACTACCAGCAGTACCAGCGGGAACAGGGCAAGCGCCTGGCCGAAGAGATGGGGGCTTCTGATGAGTGACAAAGAAGAGTTGATTGCAGCGTATCGAAAGAAGATCGCGGACTTGCCTGAGGCCGGCGGGTATGCCGAGGTGACACTCGTGCATAAGGGCATCGGGTACAAAATCGGCCAACGGGCCGCCAATCCTTACGACGCTTTTGCGGCTCTGGCCTATACCGTTTCGTTCATGCAGCGCGAGCTCGGGCTGGCTACCGAGCCGGCTGTTCCCGCTTCTACGTCTACGACCGCGACCGCTTCGGGCGGGGCTTCCGTGCCTGCGGGGGCTAATGGCAACGGTCACCAGCCTGGCACCGAAACCATTCCGGTCGAGGTGATCAAGCTAGGGCAGGGTGGTGAGCATCCCTATTGGCTGGTCAAGGGCGGCAAATGGAAAAAGCATGGAGTGATCTGCTGGCCCGAGGTAATCGAGGGGAGGGGGTGGACTCTGGATCCATTTGCCGAGAATCGCCTGCCAGGGGATTGGCTGGCAGTATGCCAGATGAAAGGGACCGGGCAACCGGATAAGGTGACCGATTTTATCCCGGCTAAAAGTTAGGGGTTGTCGCCGGCCTGGTCGCAGAGCAGCCTGACTGCCTGACCAGGCCGGCGTTGTTAGGAGAATGAAAAGATGAGTTTACCAACAAATCCCTTTGGTAGTGGAAGCCCAGGAAAAGATGAGCAGATTGCAATAGATAGAGCCTGGAGCACATGCGGAATTATTTTTCTTGTCATCATGGCCTTGATAATTGCGGCTATTATAGGAAGCTGAAATTATCATAAAACCCTTGACGGTTAGGGGTGTTGCGGTTATAATCTTAGTGTAGGAACCATCCAATAATCTAGGAGGTCGAAATGACCAGAGTTACACTTGACGGCGAAAAATATTATCCTTGCGAGTTGATGCTCGAAAGCGATGGCCTGCCCAAATATTGGAACGGGTTCGTTTGCCCATTGTTTACCAAGGAAGTTGCCGAGGAAATACTGGACGATTATTACATCGCTTGGTTTGAAGATGACGGCATCTATACTTGCGTGGCAGACGCAAACGATTCTCCGGAATTCCATGACGTTTGGAAGCCCGTTGATTGCACAGGGGCGTATGCAATCGGTGCGTGTTCTTGGGTCTGGCAGGCGGAGGAGGGAGTCAATGTCTAACACACAAGTTTTTGAACCTGTTGTAATCTCTGCTCCGCCGGCCGAGCGCCTGGCGGAGTCCGAGGCTTTTGTGATCAATGGAATCCGTTATACTGTGGATCCAGACGTGGACGGCAAAGTGCGAGGGGGCGCGAATGGGAAGTATTGGGTTCGCCCTTTGCGCGGATTCGCTGGGCGCGAGTTCGTGATCGTGACCTTTGACGGCCGGCGCATTGTGACGCGCAATCTCTGGATAGGGGAGGAGACGGACGACGAAGATGATGCAAGATTTGAAGGGCGCGAGGCCAGGCCTGTGAAATTGCGGACGCGACTGGCTCGCCGGCCCTGGGAGTTGAGATAATGGCTAGATCTCTTGCTGGAAATCTGAGGGGAGCGGCTGCGCATGGGGTTGACGAATTGACTGAGCTTCGTCAGGAGCGGACCGAGACTGATGTTCGGATCGGCAAAAAAATCAGCAGAGTCAAGACGTTGATGGGGGATGATTTCCTGGCGTGGTATGTGACTACTCCATTTACCAATGCTGCTCTTGAGAGGGCCCTGGATGCTAAATTGGCGGAGTTGGAGGCGCGTGATGGCTAAATGGAAAAAGTGCTCTGATTGCGCCGGCTCGGGTCATATCTTCGAAGAGCCGGTTGCTGGTTTTGTATTCGTGAAGGATTGCCAGACCTGCCGGGGGACTGGCCGGGTGCCGGCTAGTGAAGATCCGTATGCTGACCAGTTGACTTATTATCAGAAACTCAGCGGGATGACTCCGGTTGAGATGTCTGGGCTCTGGCAGGAAGAGACTGCCGATGAGTACAGCGAAATGATGGACGTGCTCCCACCGATCCGTATGGACGGGGGTGCGTTCATGGTCGGCGAGTGTGTAACGCATGGGCTTGCCGGCGCGATCTATGATGTGCATGTCCATGTGGGTGGTCGTTTCTTCTGGCGACCGGCTCCCCTGGGTTCCTGGGATCCGCTGCGCTATACATCGCTTAATTTATTGGACAATTCATATTTAGCCAATATTTTTTCGAAAGCATTTAGTGAAACCACATATTATTCAGCACAAAATGAAAAAACCAAATAAAAAGAAGATTGCTTTTTTTCAATCAACACTTCATCAATTTTGGGAATTAGAAGGGCGGCATACTTTGCCCTGGAGAATAACTAGTGATCCTTGGAAGCTGCTTCTCGCTGAGGTACTGCTAAGAAAGACTACAACACAACAAGCAGAAAAAGTATTTAATAAGCTGCAAAATTTTGAACTTCGTGATATTATCGAAATTCGACCATCTGTTCTAGAATCAATTCTTGAACCCCTTGGTATGAATAAAGTTAGGGCTGATCAACTAAAACACATCGCGTTAGCTTATTCAATTGCAACATTAGAAGACTTGAAATCAGATGATTTCCTAATCTCTTTGTCTGGAATTGGAAAGTATATCTCAAATATGGTGAGGTGCTGTGCATTTGAATTACCGCTTCCCGGCTTGGACACGAATATGATTCGTATTCTTCAGAGATTTTTTGGTTGGGAATCAAAGAAAACCAGGGCGAGAGAAGACAAAGATTTCTGGACTTTTGCAGAATCCTTAGTTCCAACCAATAACCCAAAAGAGTACAACTGGGCTGTAATGGATTTTGGGGCTTTAGTTTGTACGAAGCAAAATCCTAAATGTGATCAATGTCCACTAAATTCCAAGTGCATTTATTTTGAAATATAAATTTGATATGACAAAAAAAAATCTAAGTGTAGTCTCATTATTTTCGGGAGCTGGTGGATTTGACCACGGTTTCCATCAAGCTGGATTTGAAACCATCTTAGCCTCTGAGTTACTTGAAACTGGCTCAAAGACTCTTGCATCTTATTTTGATATGGAAATTATAAAAACTCCGAACTCTCCAGAATTCAATGGAAAAAGATTTGTAATTCAAGGCGATGTTCGCGAAGTGGATTTCTCAGATTATCATTTTCAACCAGATGTCTTAATAGGAGGCCCCCCCTGCCAAGATTTTTCGAGAATAAGAGGAGGAAATGAACAGGGTTTGAATGGGGGGAGAGGAAAATTATATGCTGAGTTTGTTCGGGCCTTAATGTTCTTGCAGCCTAAATTTTTTGTTTTTGAAAATGTCCCCGGGCTTGTCAGTTCAAACGAAGGTAAAGCGTATCAAACAATTCAAAACGATTTTCAAAATTTGACCACACTTCAAAAAAGTGAAATTGAGAAGGGCATAAGGAAAGTTCCTGCGACTGAAATTCTATCATATCATCTTCTCTACAATTCCATTGTATATGCCCCAAATATCGGTGTCCCACAAAAGCGAAAACGCCTAATTATTGTTGGAATTAGGCAGGATTTGATCAAATCTTTGGACGAAGGAGCTATTGATGCTCTAGAGAAGAGATTCTCAAACAGTTTAGATGGTGTAGATAATATCTTCCAAAAATTTCCCCTGACGATCATAGAAGCATTTGAAGGAAAACCTCTTGATAAGTTAGGCTGTAAGTATAGAAGCGTCATGCTTGAATACAAAGAAATTGCTAGTTCTGATGAAATACCAAACTCCGAAGATTGGCGGAATCAAAAGTGGAATAATCTCACATTTAATGTCGTGGAAGATTACTATCAGGTATGTGGTTTGAATTTTGAAGAAGAATTCGATGAAGAAGAATTTTCAAGAGCGATGGAAGCTCACAGCAAAATATTAGAGCATCTCGGGTGGCTTGATAAACCAGTAATAAAAATTGATGATGAAAGCGATCTCCGCACTTCATCTCAAGTAAAAGAACGCATGTATCGAATTCCTCCAGGAGAAAATTATAGCTTTGTTGATAACACCCAATGGAAAGTCGCAGGGCACAACATTAGTCTGATTTATCGAAGAGCAGAACCACTAAAGCCAGCTTGGACTGTAGTGGCTTACGGCGGCGGTGGAACTCTCGGTTATCATTATGAACGAAATCGAGCGCAGCTATCATTGCGGGAAAGAGCAAGAATTCAAACCTTTTCCGATGATTTAAAGTTTTCAGGAAAAAAATCGGAAATCCGCGCCCAAATTGGTGAAGCTGTTCCTCCCTTGTTAGGAAAACTTATAGCTGAACAAATTGCATTAGCACTAATTGAATTAGATTGTAGGTAAACCTTCAAATTGGAAGAAAGGTGGAAGGGATTTTATCCCAATTTACTATCTTTTCTTTTGATGCAAGTTTAAGGTAAATATTCTGGTACAAGATAGATAGTAAGTAAAAATAAGTTAATGATGATCAAACGCGAATAATATATAATCACAGATCAGAAATCAAGAACTAAAGTTTTTCTCTTCCACTCTAATTAAAAGTGTGTTTTTATTTATTCGTTCAATAAACGAATAATCAACCATTCCATCTATAGCTGTAAAAACTTCCTGCTTAGATATTTCTCTAGGCATCGCCGGCGGAGGATGTGATCCGCTACGACTGACTCTCTCTGGTTTCATCCTTATATTTTCCTCTATATACCCTTGACTTACAAGGGTTTATTTGATATACTTCTAGTGTAAGAACCAT